GGGTCTATGGCAATGCTTTTGTCTGTGACTATGCTGTGGTCTATGGCAATGCTAAGGTCTATGACAATGCTGAGGTTTATGGCAATGCTTTTGTCTGTGACTATGCTGGGGTCTATGGCAATGCTAAGGTCCGTGACTATGCTGTGGTCTATGGCAATGCTAAGGTCTATGACAATGCTGAGGTTTATGGCAATGCTTTTGTCTGTGACTATGCTGGGGTCTATGGCAATGCTAAGGTCCGTGACTATGCTAAGGTCTATGGCAATGCTAAGGTCCGTGGAGATGCTAAGGTCTATAAAAATAGCGATTACATTGTATTCAAAAATTGGTGGAGCAGTGGACGATATTTCACGTGGACACGTAGTAATAAGATGTGGAAGGTAGGCTGCTTTTATGGCAATGGTGAAGAGCTAATAAAGAAAGCTTATGCTGATAGCGAAGAAAGCGGAAGAGAATACGAACGCGTGGTTAAATACGTGGAGAGCATCCTTGCTGACGAGTTTAACAAATAAATAACCTCAAAACAATATGGAAAAGAAACAACGAATGTTTTATTTCGGGACACATGGCGATTGTAAATATTCCCCCTTGCTTGTAAGGGGAAATACGTTGCCTCTTCCTGACTACTGCGACACATGGGATAATTTAAAAAATCACATGTACGATTGGATAATGACCAATGGAATTATTGCACAAGCACGCTTTTTGGACAGAGAGTGGACTGTGTATGGCAGACCTTGGTCTGTAGACGATAAACGAAGATATGGGGCTTTCACATCCCTATTTTGGGAGGGTGAGCACACCATCGATGAATTTGACGCGTTTATTAAGCAAAGTTCTTTTTTGCGATGTCAATTCTGCGTTCATCTTGAACCCAATATGGTAAGTAAAGGTGATATTGTGCGTAATTGCGATGGAACGCTCATAAAAATACATCACATTGACGATGCTGGCAAGATGCATTACATTGCTCATGCACACAAGGACTATGGTGGTGAAATTCAGCGTGCCCCATACGCAGACTATTACGATTATATACAAAATTGCTTCCATGCCACCCAAAAGCAAAAGCTTTGGCTAATGGACTGGATTGAAGCAAATGAATGAATGGTCTTACAATAAAAACAAGAAACAATGAATATTGCAGAAATATTGAAAAATTGCCCAAATGGAACAAAACTATATAGTCCAATACATGGTGAATTAAGCTTAGCGGGTGCTCCGATTACAACGCCTTCTACATATCCTATATATTGTTATGTCATAAGTAGTGGAAAAGTAGTTAGTTTTACAAAAGATGGTAAAAGTAATATAACAGATGCTGAGCTTACACTTTTCCCATCCAAGACACAACGCGATTGGAGCAAGTTTGGAGTGACTAACCAAGTAACTGACACACAACCGAAACATCAGTTCAAGCCGTTCGATAAAGTTCTTGTGCGAGATAGAGATGATAGAAAATGGGGGTGTGACTTTTTTTGTCACTTAGGTGATAAGGAGGGCGTTTTTGTTTGCATTAGCTCATGGTGGAGGCAGTGTATTCCCTATGAGGGTAACGAACACTTACTTGGAACAACAAAAAAACCAGAAGAATGACACGAACAACATTTAAGAGAGTACCCTTCAACCTTGAACTTGCAAAGAAAATAACGAACGTGGAGGTTAAAGGGCACATCGTTACGCGAGACGGACGCCAAGCAAGAATTATTTGCTTTGACAGAAAGGAAAATGAAGATATTTTTGACCCGCCCAAAAACATAGTTGCGCTTGTGACGAATAAAGACGGAAGTGAAGGTGTGTTCGCGGTTAGAGATGATGGTATGATTCTTCTTAATGAAGAAACAGACTATGACCTCCTAATCGAAGTCCCTACTTACAACCGCGACTATTCAAACTTTATCCCACAAAAGTTGCAACCTTGTTTGGTGAGAGAATCAATTTATGACCATTGGAAAGTAAGAGTTTGTGCTGATAACAAGCAACAAGTAACATTCTATGATAGTAGTAATTGTTGTAGTGGAGACATTCTGTGGGACTTCAAACTACCACTCTCCAAAATTACCGAACGCTTGATAGGCACTACCAAAAGCTACGAGCAGTTGATTAAAGAGCTTGACGAAAATGAGCAAAATTAAATCATGTGACGGGCAAGGCTGCCCGATAATGATTAAAAACAAAACGATATAACAGAAGTAGAATTAGTTATAACCAGTTCAAACGAATAATCATGACGAGACTTTTAGTAGAACATCTGAAAGATCTGTATGCAGTGCTTGACAATGCTATACAGAACTCTGACCATACGGATTTTGACCAGTGCTATTCGGCACTTGCTGAATTGTGCGAGCGCGCTCTGTGCGGCTTAAATAAATACAAGGGAGTGGCCTCTGTGCCTGACCGAATAAAGATGTTCGACAGAGATATGAAGTATGTGCAAGGTCTTATGAACAAGGAGGAGGAGAAAGCCTACCTCGATGCTGAGATGAAGCGCACATACAAGCTTTTTGGTAAGGACAAAGAAGAGGAGGGCAAGGCATGATAACAATAATTTCTACTGCTGTTGGGTTCGTTTATGGTGCGTACATGGCTTACATTGCTGGCAAAGAACATGGCTTCTACAAGGGCCGCAGCGAGGCTTACAGAGAATTTGGGCACATTATCGAACATTATAAGAATTTAGCTGATGCAAAGAACACCGCAACAAAGGGCGCGTGAGGCTGCAGACCGAATACGCTGTGACGAGTGTGGCGAGCAGCGCACTTGCACGCCACTGATGGCAAAGGCCTGCCTTAAGGGTTTTATTCGTGGATATGTGGAGGCGAAGAAGCTATCAGGCAGCGAGAGAAGTGCTAACGTAAAAGCACTATGCAACAAGGTTAACGCTCCACATTTCAACCAATGACTACAAGTATGCAATGATTTGGGGTATGATAATTATTGGGCAGTGCTAAACGCTAAAGACTATGGTGTTCCACAAAACAGAGAACGTGTGTTCATGCTTTCAGTTCGTAGGGATTTAGGATTACAAACCTATCATTTCCCGAAGCCTTTCCCACTTCAAGGTAAGGTTGCTGACGTTCTTGAAGATGTAACAGAACAAATATATTTCCTTAACCCAACTAACGTTATAAAATTTTTACAAATGAACGAAACTGATAAAGCTGCACATATCGTGTATGCGCAAACCGACCATAAACTAACAGACGAAGAGATAAACTTTTATCGTAATGGACAGAGAGAAGATACTTAGAAGTTATATGCGTAGAAGATGTGACGGCTCATTAGCCTATCCTCGTACCGTATACGCACACTTAGAGGAGATTAAAAAATTTGCTCCCGACTTCTTAACAGAGAGAGATTACACTTTTATTAATTACATAAAAACAAGATATGACAAAAGAAAATTCAAAAATCGTACCATTTGATTTAAACTTGGCAAGACGTATTAAGTCTGGATACGTCAAAGGTGGCTTTTTAAAGCGCAACGGCAAAAACGTTTCATGGCTATCAGAAAACATTCTTACACCTCAGACATGGAACGAGGTTTATGGCAATCAACTTTTTGCCGATAAGTATAACGGGGTTATCTATTACTTTCAAACAGACGAACATGGATTGTTTGACGAGGGAAATGGAGAAAATGAGAATGATGTCCTCATTAAAATATTTGGCAGTGCTGAATATACATTTTTGCCAACCAAATTTCAATCATGTGTAGTACGCAATAGTAACGAAGTTTGGCGCATTGCAGTTCACACAGGTAATATTTTATTCACGGGAGCAAATGTTTTTTATTGTGATTTAAATGAAAAACTTGGTACTTTAACACAAAGAGTTTTTAAACAATGTCTTCCCTTGAATGAAGAGACCGTTAAATTGGTAGGTACTAAAAAACAATACAAAGAAAATGAAAAAGATTAAACTTTCTGTTTTAGCAGCCATCGCATTAGGCTCGCTAATGAATACTTCATGCAGTGGAGTTCGCCCAGAAGCTGATGAAGAAGCCGTGCTTATTAAGCACCCTTGGTTCTTCGGGCATGGTGGAGTTGACGATATACCTGTGTCTTCTGGACTAACATGGTGCGCACTAACGACAGATGCTATACCTATCAAAATCGTACCTGTTCGCCATGAGATAACATTAGACGATTTGTTTTCAGATGATAACACACCACTTGACTTTCACTCCGTTATCATCACACAAATAGAGAAAGGAAAGTCTCCAATCCTTGTAAAGAACTATGGAGTTGATTGGTTTAACGTAAACTTGTATAACTACTTCTGTAACCTTGTCCGCGACCACATATCGCAACATTCTCCGTTTGATTTAATGTCGAATCGTTCCGTGTTGAACGAAATAGACAATAAAATTCTTACGCAAATGCGAGAATACGTCAAGCAACTTTCAAAACAGAAAGAAATGCCAGTTGTTATTAAAGAGGTAATCATAGGTAAGGCTACCCCTAACAAGGAACAACTTGGCGAAATGAACAGAACTGCAAAGGTTGTTCAAGCAAAACAAACACAAGAACGAGAATACGAAGTTCAAGTTGCACGTGAAAAGGCCGAAAGGCAAAAGGCTAAGGCAGACAAGGCTTATATGCAAGAAATGAACTTAACCGCGTCTCAATTCATCAATCTTAAATGGATTGAGACCGTATCGAACAAGAACGGTGCCAACATTGATGTCATGGTAGGTGGTGGTTCTGAACCAATTTGGAATATTAAGCGATAATAAAAATGGTAGGATTGTTTCCTACCCTTTTTTGTTATAATATCTTTTCGATTTTGGCATTTCGCCATCACGTGAATGCGATTCGTTCGCACCTAAGAAAGAAAGTAACACTCAAAAACAATAAAGACATGGATTGTATACTACCTAAAATAGGTACGCACAATAGTGCGACAGGCGAAAAAGGCAAGGGATTAATATCGTTGTTAGCAACACCATTTTCGAAATGCCAAGGCCGCGATATCGCATCCCAAATCAATATGGGATGTAGATATTTTGACATAAGATTCGCTATTGATAAGCATGGTATATGGAGAGCTGCACACGGCCTATGGACAAGCAAAAAAACGCTTGATAATATATTAGACGATATATATTTTGCATCACGTAACCTTAGACAACCGATATATGTTTCATTCACATTGGAGAGAGGAGACCCTGTATTATGCAGAGTTTTTAGAGCATGGTTTGAAGCTCGCTATACTAATCTGCTAATTCCCACTTACATTGCCCACAAGCACCCCAAATGGACTATATATCACGTGTATAATGAGATTCCATGTAGACAAGGATTTCTCCCATTAGACGGACACTCTTGGCATACATATATCCCGATTCCATGGTTATGGAGTAAGCTATACAACAACCATCCTATCTTCGATGATAATAGTTTCACGCTTGTTGATTTTTTGTAATAGGAGCAAATGAAAATGCTAACGGTAACAATTTTTTTTGTTATCGTTAGCATTTTTCTTTGTTATCGGCAGCGTTTTAAGTTGTCTACTAATAGATTTTAGTAGATAAAGTTGGAAATAAAAAACACCTATGAAACGCGCATTGTACATTCGCTCAAAATATAACTTAAAATACAGAATTTATGATTGGAGCAATTATTGGTGCTGCTACTGCAATAGGCAGTTCTATTTTTAGTGGCATAAAATCGGCACAAGCTGCACGTAAAAAGAAAAAGCAGTTGGCACGTGAAAAGGCTGAAAACGAAGCATGGTACAGCAGACGTTACAATGAGGACGCAACGCAACGCGCTGATGCACAACGTTTGTTACGGCAAACGCAAGAAGCCATTCGCAATCGCAACCGCGAAGCAGCAGGAACGCAAGCCGTGGTGGGTGGAACTGAAGAGAGTGTTGCTGCCACCAAAGAGGCTAATGCTAAGGCCATGAGCGACACTGCCAGTGCCATTGCAGCGCAAGGCGAAGCTCGCAAGGAACAAGTGGAAGAGAGTTATCGTAATCAGAACCGCGCCATTAACAATGAATTGGGCAACATGGAGTCGGAACGCGCACAGAACATTTCCGACACTGGCGCACAAGCCATTTCGGCCATAGGCACAATGGCAAATGCGATTGATAGTAAGCCACAAAAGCAAGCAAAGGTGAATGACCCATCAATTACACCAGCAGAAATGCAGACGTGGCAAAGGACGAAAGATTTATCAGAAGTACTTGCCAATCAGCAATCAAATGAATACTTGAAGCGAATTAACGGAACTACATTATGACCGACACTGACGAAAAAGATAAAAACAAGGTGGAGCAATCAGCGAGCGAACCCATTGTTCAACCAACGACTGATAGTTTACCCACCGACACAAACGCGCCCACTCCTGCCACCACGCAGCAGTATGCAGGTGGGTTGCTTGACTACCTTGACACGCTGCAAAAGGAGCGCGATAGGCTGAACGCATCGTACAATGAAGAGGAGGAACGAAAGGAGCGCAAACGGCAGTATCGCAACAACCTCATTGCTTCGATAGGTGATGGCATTTCGGCCCTTGCACGGATTGGGGCAGCTAAGGGTTATGCCCCCACCCCAAACGTTAAAACGGCCACACCTTTAAGCGATGCTTACACAAAGCGATATGACGATTATTTGGCACGCAGAGCAAAGGCAAAAGATGTCTATGACAAGGCCATGCTCAACCTCAACAATCGTGATTATACGGCACGCAAGGCATTGATTGATTTGGCACAGAAAGACCGCAACCTTCAATCGCTCATTAACCGACGCAATGCACAGAACGAGAACGACAGAACTAAGGCTAATGCTTATGTTAAGACGCAAGAAACTCAGCAAGGATTGAATGAAGCTCGCAAGGTGACGGAGGAGGGTAAGCCAGCCGTGCAAAAGTCCCAAATTGAATTGAACCAAAAACGTGGCAATGCTGCAACTACCACCGCAGCAGCATCCGTAATAAGAGCCAATAAGGCTGGTAGCGGAAAAGGTAGTGGTGGCAAAGGCGGTGGCAAGGGTTCAACCCCCAAATACCCTGTGTTTAATAAAGATGGTGATGTGGTAAACCACGTTTACACACGTGACGAAGCGGTTTCAGAAACAGAACGCATTGGCGGAACTTATCCAAAAACTGAAACGTCTGGTACTGTTGTAGATGGTACAACGGGCCAAGTGAAGCGAGTAAAAAACACACGCGTTTATTCAGCAGGGCGACAAGTAAGGCAACAACCCAAACCGCAGCCTAAGCCTACTGAACATAAAAAGAAAAAAGTAGTAAAGGGATTTAACGGACACTGATTATGATTAACGAGATTGAAGATAAAAATAACCGCAGAAACTTATATGAAGCGTTAAAAGGCGACTTTGACCTTGGCACAGCCGAGCAGTTTGAAAAGAGTATGCAAAGTGCCGAAGCACGCAAAAACTTGTGGAATGCCATTCATGAGGATTATGATGTTGGCACGTTTGAGCAGTTTGAAAAAGATATGATGGGCGACAAGGTAAAGCCTGAACAAGTCCAACCTTCACAACCCACAAATGCTCAACCTAATCAACCGCAACCACAACAACCGCAACAGGCACAATTCCAGCAATCACTCCCCATAACGAGCAAAGTTGGGCAAACGGAGCAAGGCAATAAACAGATAGCGCAAGTGCATAATCAGCAAAGCTCATCGCAAGCAATGCCACCGCAAGCCACAATGAATGCGCCACAACCACGGCAGCAAGTTATGAGCCTTAATGACCGACAAAAGTTGTGGACGTGGCGCAACATAAAGCCTACCTTAAGTACTGGCCAAACAGAGCAACAATACAACGCGAGATGGAATAATGAGGTGGAAAATGTAAAGCGAAGAAACGACCCCGATGAAATTGCTGCATTTAATGCCTTTCAAAAAGAACTTGCACAGCAACAAGCCAAAGTGCAACAACAAGGCCACGCAGTAGTTGAAACAGGCAATCAACCATTTCAGTCGGAGAGTGGTACAGAGGTGTGGCCCATTTCGTTTAGCCGAAAAACAATACCTCACAACCAGGACTATGTGTTTACGTTACGTGCCATGCAGCAAGCAAAAGGCACATATGACTTGCAGTACAACATTAAAGATCCCGAAATTCGCAGAGATTATGAAGCCTTGACTGCTCCCACTGATGATACTTATCGCCCAACTGATGCCATACTTGATGCTTCGCCAAGAGAAAAGAATAAGTACTACCAATGGTATGCAGCCTATCTTTATAGCAATGGAGGCGAAATGCCTGAATGGTTGGATTATACTGCCCAATTAAAGTTGCGTTCACTGAATAAAAGCAACCTTGAAAGTGAAGCAAAGCAATGGACCAATCTTGTTGAACGAACACGTAACGCACGCAAGTTCCGTGGTAGCAATTCCGTTTCAGACTGGCTCAACGAACAATACAACTTTAAGAGTGGCGACCCACGTATTATTAATGGAGCAAGTTACCCCTACCTCGTAACTCGTGCTGGACTAATTCAAACACCTTTGGTGCAAACCACGGGCCGTGCCACTGTGGCCGATAACAGACGAGCCTACAACGAGTTGCTTCAATCAAACGAGCAGAGTAAAGCTAACCCAGCGCAAGGCGATGTTTATTCAACATCAAACATCATCAACCCCGAAAGATTTTGGGCCAACACTACAAAGTGGCAAGATTTAAGCGAGAGCCAAAAGGCTGCCTACAAAGATGAAGCCGACTACTACAACCAAATGCTTAAAGGACAAGCCAATGTGGGCTATTATAATGTTGGCAATGGGCAAAACGAAGAGGTGGAGTTTTTGAAGCACAACCGCAAGCAAATGAATGAGCAATACAACATGCTCACTGATAAAGAACGGACGCAAGCAGTAATGAAGCAAGCCGAGCGGACGCTAAATGTGCTAAATGGAATAAGCCATAACCTTAATACAAAATTGCGTTTTAGCATAATGGGCAAAGGTGTGGAAGAGGATAATGGCATACGTTCTGTTATCCGCCGTTACGAAAAGTTTTTAGAGGTTGCGCCACGTTACCTTGAAAAACGCAATTATAGTGCAGCCTTGCAGTTTTGGAACGGATTGACAGACTTGAATGGCTTAACATTTGGGTTGCTTGGTGTGGCTGATGCTGTATCATTGAACAAAATAGCCAACAATCCGCCCAAAGACTTGATTGAAAAGTTTGGTGGCGAAGCAAATGCTAAGAAAGTGATAGCTACTGCCATTCAGTTAGACAATATGGCCGAAGAGTACAGACAAAAGTTAGACTATTATGGAACGGGATATTCTTTAGGTGGTTTAACTCAATTCGGTATTCAAGCTGGACTGCCATTGTTTAAAGGCACAGAGGCTGTTGGTAAAATTCTAACAGGCGGTATGCGTGGACTTGTTAAAAAGGCCACATTGCGCTATATGCCCAATACAGCAAAGCGATTAGGCGCAAAAGAACTGGTGCAAGCCACCCTTGCTGAGGGTACACGTCAAGCCATGCGTGAAGGTGGCATAGGCGGTGCTGCTGGCTATATGGCTGGCCGTTTAGGAGTGGCCAATGGGGTTTCGACCATAGTAGGCAAGGCTGCACAAGGTAGTGTTGAAGGTGTAGTGCTTTCAGTGCCACACGCTATTGCTAACGTAACGAACAACCGCACAGGGCAAGCTAATGTGGTGGAGATTAATCGTGAAGGCATAAAGGTGAACGACCAACCTTTTACCCACATGAACCAGGCCCCCGATGGAAAGGTTGAAGCAGACACTATGTTGCGAGAGTGGTCGCAATGGGTCGGTATGCGTGTAGGCGAAGTGTTTATGCCATTATCAAAATATGTTGATGGTAAGGTAGCAAACGTGGCCAAAGGTGTATGGAACAAAAGTGTTGGCCGATTTATTGACGGGTCCTCATTTGCACGCATAACCGAAACTTTTAGCAAAGCTGCCAATGTTGGTAAGGCTGCAACCGAAGTGGGTAAATATGTGAGTGGCAACCTAAAACGTGCTGGTATGGGTGGCACTCTCACCTTTTATGCACAAACCAACCTTAGCGAAATGTTGAATGCTATGACGGTTGGAGATGTAAGTTGGGACGATATTAAGTCTGACCAACTTGACAAACTATGGGGCGCATTCGTTAGCAATGCTTATTTGGTGGCTCAAAACAACCTTGTTGGAACTGTTGGCTACTACAATCAAAAGAGCAATTTAAATAAAAGCCTTGCACAATATGACGCGCAAGGGAGTGCTGCATGGGGTGAAACGGACTGGAATGGCATAAAAGCCGATGTTGACCGATTGATTGACAACGACAAAAACTTGCAAGCCTATCAAAATGGTGTATTGGCTAACGAGAACCTTTCAAAGCCACAGCGTGAAACCATATCGCAATACATTGCCACACGAAAGACTTTGCAAGCATTTGACTTGTTTGCCAAGGTTGGTAACGAAAAGAGCAAACCGAATGAGTTTGACATTCGCTATAACGATGCTTACATAGCAGGCACGCAAGTGAAAAGTCCTGACCAAATGGCACAAATGCGTGAAAGCCTTGATGCAAGCCGAAATACTTTGTCTAACTTACTCGGTATTAAACCCGAACAGGTTGATGCTTTGTTTGCTGACACAAACAAATCGTTGGGACAAATTTATGAAGAACTTACACAACAATTTGTTGATAATAAAAAAGCCAATTTGCCCAATGGACAAAGCGTAAATACCACTAACATAGAACCGATTAAGCGTGCAATAGACCACTATTGTACAGCCCTATCTATGCAACGAGGTGTGTCGGAGTTGTTAATTACTTCGCAACTTGAAGCCGTTCAAAAACTTGATGCAAAAGTAGATGCTGCCACCAACAAAGATAGTGGTATGATTGAGCGAGCCACTGATGATATGGGACGCGAATGTTATGTGATTAGTGGCAATGCTGATAGCTCGAACAATACAGACATGGTTGTGGTTCGTTATACCGAAGATGGCCGTGTTGCTTCACTTTCGCCCAAACAAGTTACAATTATACAGCAGACTGATGCCCACGAGTTGAAACAAAAAAATGCTGATTTAGTTGACTTAAATTATGAAGGCATACTCAATAGCATAGTTAATGGTAAAACGTTACCCGAACCAAACGACCAAGTGGTGCTTTACGATGGTAAGAGCCGAGGAGTGGCTACCATTGAGGGCATTAAATATGAAGAAAGTACTAAGGACGACACACGTGGTGTTGCAGCGCAGCCTAAATCGGTTGTAGTTAAAACTGAAGACGGACGGATTATTGAATTGCCTATTGACACTTACAGACAATGGGTACGTGATGGCTTTAAGCACGATACTGAAGTTTATGTGCATGGAACTGAAAGCGACAATAGTGAAAATGCAAATAAACCTACTGAAGGAACAGAGAATGCAACCGAAGCACCTACCCTTGCAGAGGGCCTACGTGTTTCGATAAATGGCAATGAATACACCATTGGTAAGGTGGACGATAGCCGTGTTGAACTGATTGACGAAAATGGAAAGGATTTTCATTGGACCCGTTCTGCACTTGACAAAAAGTTGAAGAGTGGCGATGCAGAGATTTTAGCTTCGAATGAAGAGAACGCACAACAAAAGCCAGAGTTGCATTATGGTGATGAGGTTGAACTGAATGACCCTGATAATGGTGAGAATATACGAGGTAAGGTAAATAGTCGTGATGCAAGTGACGAGGTTGAAATCGTTACTGATGATGGCCGTGTTTTAAGATACTCTAAACGAGAGTTAGACAATGTGATTCAAAATGTCTATAACAATGGGGAGCATATTTGGAGCAAAGATGAAAACAAGACGGAAGAAGCAAGTAACGAAACGGACACCGAACAAGAACCGCAACCTATTGGCAAAGGTATGTTCGGTAATATCTATAACCAATTTAAGGGAAAAGCAAAGGAAGCCATCAACTTTCTTAAAAAGTTAGGTAGTGGCGAAGCGGTCGCTGCTTTACATCACAAAGAGGTAGGTGATATTTCGCTCGTTTGGGGAAATGACAAAGCAGGGCTTAAAAAGATTTTGCGCAAACACCCCGAAGTAGTTGATAACCTACAAGGCATTCTTGATGGAATGCATGTTGTGCAGTCTTCAGAAAATCGTATAATCCTTGAAAGTGATACACACAAAGCTGTTGTAAGTCGTGATTTTGATGGAACACCAAGAGAACAATGGCTCTTGACAGCATACGAAAAGAAGAATGCCTCGGGCGGTAGTATAGACATCGTTCCCGAACCCACTGAGGGCAAGCAGAATGGCACAGCTCCTCTGCAAGACATTCTTTCTGCCGACAAAGTTACTGAACAATCAGCAACCTCGCAAGCCGAAGCACCACAAAATGAACCTATGCCCATGCACACTGTTGGCAAGGGAAAGAATGCCGTGCAAACCGAGGATTGGCTTGCCACTACTCCTAAACGTGGATTTGACTACATTTTTGGTGGCGAAAGTGGACTTGATGCAGATGAGGGACGAGAGTTTGTGAACAACAAACTTGCCGAAGCGCAGAAGAACCTTGATAAGGTGAAGAATGGTAAACCTAAAATGGGTACAAGCATAGCTGCATATAAGGAAGCGAAAGAAGCCTACACAACCCGTGTTGAAGATGCTCAAAAGGCCGTTGACTATTGGCAGAGCGTGAAAGCAGAACACGACAAGGTGTTGCTCGCTGAAAGACATGCTCGTGATGAAAAAGATAAAGCTTTGCACGAGCAAGCCGTGGCCGAGGAGCAACAACGCATGCAGGATGATGCACGCAAGGCCACTGAACAAGCCGAGTTGGGCAGCAATGCCGTAGCTCCTACTATTCGTGATAAATGGAACGCAGCTAAAAAGGAGAATGGCGATGCCGATGAAATTACTTTGCCTAATGGCGAGGTGGTTAAGGGACACTATGTGCTGACCGAGAGTGGGGCTGCAAGTGCTTCGCATCAAGCCACTAATGGCTTTGCCGAAACCGAAGGCTTCCCTATTGACGAGAATGGGCAGAGTGTGAACGACCGCGACTACAAACGCGACCAAGAAGCGCAACAAGTTACACGCAGTATGGCCACTGATTATGACCAACGTGCCTTGCAGTCGCCTGTGGTGGTGAGCCAAGAGGGTGTGGTGCTTTCGGGCAACGGACGCACAATGGCTGGCGAACTGGCTGCACAAGATGGAACTGACACAAAATATGTTGATTACCTTCATTCGCATGCTAATAAGTTTGGCTTTACACCAGAGCAAGTGAATGGTTTTAAGCACCCACGTGTGGTGTTTGTTCCTAATGAAGCTATGCCTTACAACGCCGACACCTTTGCCAAGTTTAACCAACGTGAGCAAAAGAGCCAAAACAATACAGAGATGGCCGTTAAAATGGGCAAAGTAGTGAATGATGCACTCTTTGGCCGTATAATGGACATGGTTAGCAAGTACGACACGTTAGGCGAATTTTATGCTGACGACAATGCTACCTATGCCGTAGTTAAGCAGTTGGCCGAAGCTGACATCATTCCGCAAACCGAAATGGCCCACCTGTTTGATGGTGGTAAGTTGAGCGAAGCTGGCCAAAGTATGATTGAGGGGGTAATGATTGGCAAGGTGTTCCAAGCCAACCCCGATGCAGTGCGCCAAATTACCGAGGTAAAGAGCATGCGCCAAGCGGTTATGACTGCCTTGCAGGACATTGTGCAAAACAATCGTTTGGGCGGTGGCTATAACCTTTCAAACGAATTGGCCGAAGCGGTGAACTTAGTGTACAGAGCGCGTAAGGCTGGCTACAAGTTGGGTCAACACGTGAGCTACTTTGCCCACCAAGGCAATTTGTTTGAATACGATGAAGGGGCAACTGTGGCAGACTTTAACAACATGGCCGTGATGATGTTGGCCGATGTGTTGAACGATGGTCGTAGCACACAACTTAAAAAGGTGATTGCTTTTTACAACGAGCAAGCCACTGATGCTGCCCAAGGCATAGGCGATATGTTTGTGGGTGGTGTAAAGAGCAAAACCGAAATTATTAACGAAGTAAACAAAGCATTAAACAATGGACGAGAATACAATACAACAGCCACGTCCCTTGCAGACGGACAAGGCCAAAGAAACCAAAGCAGCAAACAAAGCAATGATGTTGGCACGAGCGGTACAGATGGCAAGCCAACAAACGATACATCAGCAGTAACAGCTGAAACAGATGTGGAAAGTGGTGCAACCGAGGGTGAGAAATCTTCGGCCACAGGTGATGTTGTGCCTTCGGGGGAGGGAGACTCCCCGTTGAGTGAGAAGATAGCCACCGCCTCAGCCGAAGTGAACACCGAACCCACCGAGGCGCAGAAGGAGGCAGGCAACTACAAGAAGGGACATGTGAAAGTTGGTACGTTTGACATCACCATTGAGCAGCCGCAGGGCAGCGTGCGTAAAGGCACTGATGCTGACGGTAAGCAGTGGGAAAGCAAGATGAACAACACTTATGGCTACATTCGTGGTGCAGTGGGTGTTGATGGTGACCATATAGACGTGTTCCTCTCTAATGACATTGATGGTTGGAACGGACGCAATGTGTTTGTAGTGGACCAGTACAACCCAGATGGCAGTTTTGACGAGCATAAGGTGATGCTTGGATTCAACGATGCTGACGAAGCCAAGAGCGACTATCTTGCTAACTATGAGAAAGGTTGGGAAGACGGGCGCAGAATAGACGTGACGGCAGTTAACCTCGAAGACTTTGAGAAGTGGATAGAGTCGAGCAAGCGTAAGACAAAGCCTTTTGGTGAGTACTCATCGGTGAAGAAGGATGTTGTGGAACGGAATGAAGTCCTTGAATATGAAAAGGCTTTAGACCATCTGGAAGACGTGGAACAGAAATGGAAGGAAAAAATACAGGACTATGTATATGAGCATTATCCTACTCAGGCTACGATATCGGCAGAAAGCACTTCAGAAAAAGGATTGCAGGAGCGCAAAGCAATGAAGGTTGACCCTGTGCTAAAGCAGATATATGCAGAGGCAAAGAAGGAAATAGATGCCGCAGAAGAAATGGTAACGCAGAAGTATAGCGCTTTGCCAGAAGATTTGCGTCAACAGAAGGCTGACGGAAAGTCTGCACAGCTCCCTACGCGTGAGGAGACTATACTTCGTGATGCAGTGATAGACCACATGAAGGAAAGTGGCCTTGATGTGCTTGGCACGGAAGAAGGTCAGCAGGTGCTTGATATGGCGAATGGAAGATATGTAAGGTTAAGTGCTAAACAAAAAAGAGCACTTGAAACCGTAACGATGGCAGACAAATCCACCAATAAAGCCACTGCCATTTCAAGTGCTGATGGAGCAAAAGTACAAAATAATCTTGAGAAACTTGCAGAAAGCTACAATAATCGTTCGAATAGAGTAAAGGGTTTTATAACAGACTTGTCTCAAGCTCTAAATTTGGAGCAACATGAAGCGAGCCATTATGGTACATTTGAGACAAAAGATGGTAAGTTGGTTACTATCCGTGTGAGCAATCACAATGCACGTGTTTCGTTTTTTGACGAAAATGGTGAGGAAGATGGAATAAGCATTGTTATATCAAACCACAAAAACAAAGGAGTACTGAACGATGGTAATGCTCATATTGTGGAGTATTTCTACCCCAAGCAATCGCTTCAAAAATCAGAGAACAAGCCTTTGGCTGATATAATCAATTGTGTATCTACTGCTTTGAATAGTGGTAAGTTTGAGGATACGACAGGACTGGCTCAACGTCAGGAGGTGAATGGTGAGACTATTCGTGAACACCGTGTTTACCACGGTAGCGGTGCTGACTTCGACCATTTTGACCATAGCCACATGGGCGAGGGCGAAGGTGCGCAAGCATACGGCTGGGGCACTTATGTAACGGAAGTTGAGGGAATTGGCAGAACTTATGCGGAGCAGAATCCTGGAGTTGCTGAAGATAATGAATACGAAAGGGAAAATGCGAATGAGGAAATAGCAAGTAAAACTCTTGCAAGATTTGGCAATATTGATTGCGAGTTTGGAGTAATATACGATGGGGCTGGCAGTTTTGAGGACTTTACTATTCCAAGAGATAAAAAAGTGCTTGAACAATTCAAGGATTATTTTAAGAGCCATGAAGAGGAATTTCAGTCGTTTAGCGACGTAGATGATTTCAATTTGGATGATGAGGATGATCGTGAGCAGTTTGCACAAGATGTTGAATCATCCATGATGGACTATGCGGAAAGCATTGCACATGATTACGATATGTATTGGAATGATGAACTAAGAATGCTTTATACCGTAGAAATTCCCGACGACAAAGGTAAGAATTATCTGGATTGGAATGGTCACCCTGCTGAATCTTTACTGAAAGACGTAGGCTCTTTTTTGGAGAGTAATGGTTTTGAGAGGGTGCAGGATAGCCCTGCCAGATATGAGAAAGGAAAAAGCACCGTTGTTTTGAACCCAAATGCGACAGGAGCTGATTTGTATGCGGAATTGCAGGAGGCTCTTGGCAGTGACAAGAAAGCATCACAAACATTGGCCGAGTTAGGCTATATTGGCATCAAATACCCTGCAGACAATATGCGTGGTGGCCGTGAGGATGGCGCCAAGAATTATGTTATCTTCAACGAGAATGACGCAAAGATAACAGATCACGTGAGGTTCTTCAAAACAAAAAATGGCGAGGCTTACGGTTTTACAATAGGTGGAAAAATCTATATAGATCCCAAGGTGGCAACGAGTGAAACTCCAGTGCATGAATATGCGCACCTATGGGCTACAGCCTTGAAGGCAAATAACGCAAAGGAATGGCAGAATGTAGTAGGCTTAATGAAAGGCACATCAGTGTGGGAAGAGGTGAAGAAACTCTATCCAGAACTAAAGTCAGATGATGAGATAGCCGATGAAGTGTTAGCCACTTATTCAGGTCGCAGAGGTGCAGAGCGCTTGCGTAAGGAAATGGATGATATAGCTAAAAGCAATGGCAATGTGTTTGACAAAGCCACAGCCATGAATGCCATGCATCGTGTCAAGCAAGCCATTGAAAAGTTTTGGAAGGCAGTGGCCGATTTCCTTCACATTCACTACACCAGTGCAGAGCAAGTTGCCGACCAAGTGATGAAGGATTTGCTTGACGGTGTTGACCCTCGTAGCATGATGGACGGTGGCAAGAGCCTTCGTCCTGAAACGCGTATCAATATAGTGGCAGCTAAGTCCGAGCATGGCTTTAAGAATTATGCCGAAGCTAAGACTTGGGCGAAGGAGCATATAGCACGCACTTATAGCAGTAAAGAGACAGGTGGAAAGGGGGATATTCGTATTAGCAATGCGGCCGTTGACAAGTATTTGTCGCAAAGTGCTGTTGATAAGAGTGATAGCAAGGACGTTCATTTGTCAGTGCTGAAGGTGTTGCCTGATGTTATCCGTGAAAGTGTGGATGCAGAACAACACGCAGACTTTAAGAAAGGCGAAGATGGTGTGCGTTCGGCAGAGAATGGCATCAATCCCAATGTAACCATACACAGATTGTATGGTGCAGTACGCATGGACGGAAAGGTGTATAGGGTTAAGGTTACGCTGAAGAAGAATACAAGAACGAAGGAGACGCCTAAAGCGTATAGTTATGAGGCAACAAAAATAGAGTTGCTTGAAGGTTCTCTCAGTCAAACTGAAGGCAGTCATAACCTTGAACCAAGCAACTCTAAGTCAGAGGTATCGGCTGGTCAACATGGGAACGTGTCAGGACTGACATCGACCTTCCCCCGCTATTCCGATAAATCTATAACTGCTGCAAATTTACTGAATGGTGTTGAGAAATCCTACGGTGGCGGTAAGTTTTTTGAGGATTACAACAAAATTCGTGAGCAATTTATAGGTGAACAGGGCGCAGAACGTGCCGACCATGCCGAGGAGGTAAGTACGCGACTTGACAACTTGAGTGTGGCACGTGAGATGGAGAACGACAAGAAGGATGCCAAGGCTATCAAGATGGCTACGGGTTGGGAACGTGGCTCAGATGGCAAGTGGCGTTATGAGATCCCCGACTTGAAGTATTTTGGCAAGGGTGATGCTGGTTACAAAAAGGCACGTGAAAAGCAACCTTGGAGCAAGGAACTTGATGGTTTGTCAGACAGGATATTTGATGGTGAAGAACTCTCGGAATCAGAATACCAACGTTTTGATGAACTTGCACAAAAGGAAGAGAAATTCAAGACAGACTATCTGAATAGAGAAAAACCGCACCTTGCTGATTGGGTGGAGAACGATGAATTGTTTAAGGCTTATCCCGACTTGAAGCGTGTGGAATTGATGTTTACTGACCAACTGCCTGCAAATATGGGTGGCAGCTACAATGAGCGTGATCATACGATTGTAGTCAATACGAATTATGTTGGCGACATAGCTTCTGTTTTGGCTCATGAGGTGCAGCATGCTATTCAGAAGATTGAGGGTTTTGCAAGTGGCGGTAATCCAGAATCTATGCAAGAACGATTTGAGGCTGCTAAAGAGGAATGGCGTGCGCGTGCTTGGGCTGATGCTTTGCGTGACAAGGCAGATGAAATGGGCGAGCATTACAATCAAGCAGCAGTGGAAAAAGCCTTGATTGATGAGTACAAGGAGATGGGCATGGATAATGATGAATGGATGCCTAACAAGGAAACTCGCATGAAGGGTTTTAATTACTTTGCAAGGGGGTATGCAGACAGAAGTCTTGATGCAGACATAAAGAATTTCCGTTTAAACGAAAGTACGCGTTCTGATTTTAGTCCTTATGTAGAGTATACAAAACTTGGTGGTGAAGTAGAATCACGCAACGTAGAGCATCGTATGAATATGACACCAGAGGAGCGTAGAGCGAGCCTTGCAGCCGAGACAGAGGACGTGAGCCGTGAGGATCAAATTTTCTTGATGAGTGGTGATGGTGGAAGTGCGAATAGTGAAATTCCCCAAGATATGGGAACGGAGGATGATTATTCAGAGTTTGCTAAAGAGCATGGCGTGGATGCAGATATGGTGAAGGATTATGCGTCTGGCATGAAGACAGGCAACTTGCAAAAGACTGACATGGCATTGGCAGAAATACGTCGCACAATGCGCGTGGCGAACCGAGGTATGAAACTTTCGGAGTTTGGCAAATTGTTCCGTCCTGTACAAAAGGAACTGGCTGAACGTTATGGCGACATAGAAACGTTGCGGCAGGAACACATTGATGCTGTTATGCGTGAACGAGGCGTTATGGAGGCAGCTCGCAAACGTGCCGAGGAAGAGGAGGCAAAACGCAAGGCTCGTGCTGATGAGTTGTCGTTGTTGTCAACTGAGGAACTTGACAAGCGTTATTTTGATGCGATTGAGAGTGGTGACGATGCTGCAGCACGTGAGATGCTTGACGAGGCAGCACACCGTAAGGGGTATGACGACACCGAAAGCAACTACCAAGGTGTAGGGGCATGGATTGCACCTTCTAATCCTGGCTATGAGAGTGATGCAGCGCGCAGAGAAGATGTGGAGGATAATGCTCCCGATGTAAATATTGAAGATATAGCTTTAGGCTATTCGTTGGTTGACGAAAAATATTGGCAGGAGCCACGCAAGTACATGCAGACTGACGCTACTGCTGTGGAGTCGGTAAACGCGATAAGAGAGGCAATAGCCGCAGTCAGACGTGGCGAGAAGAATGTAAAGATGAAAGTTTATCGTGCTGTGCCTACATCTGTGAAAGAAGGAAAATTGCGCAATGGCGACTGGGTGACACCATCAAGAGACTACGCCAAGATGCACGGTGAGCATCGGTTGGGTGGTGACTACCGCATTATAGAAGATGAGGTGCCAGTGAATGAGCTTTGGTGGGACGGAAATGACAGCCGTGAATGGGGCTTTGATGATGGTAGAGATTACAAGTACAAGAATGTGGAGAATAACCGCAAGTTGAATGATCTTGTTACGCATGATGATAATGGCGAGATTATTCCTCCTTCGAAGCGTTTTGACGAGAATGTGGAAGATGTGAGGTTCAGAGAAACCGAGCCTAAAACCTTGAAAGGTGAAGAAGCACTTGCTGCACTTGATAATATTTTCAGTGAACCGACAAGTGAAAGTCTGCCAAAATCCATTTCAACTTTAGAGAGTTTTAAAGAAGTATTCAAGCACCCTATACGAACATTTTTAGGGGAACTCGTAAAAGTAAATGACGAGGTTTTCAATAAAATTATACGCGAGAAACGTTCAAATATATCAGGTGCAGTACTTTCAACTATTGAAAATGCTGATTTTGCCATACGTGACAAAGATGGTAGTACATTATACATAAAACGATTTAAGAGCGATAATAGCGGTAATACGTATAATATAGTAGCAGTTAATAAACATGGAGAGGTTGAAGATTATGTAAGTTCTGTACACATAAAACGAGATGGCAACTTACGTAACAAAATAAAAAATGGTGCTGAATTGTTACTACCGCAAGAACGGAATACCGACGGAACTTTGTCCCGAAACAATTCAACACCTACTGCAAAGGTAGAGAATAATCCCGATACATCGCAACTTTCTCTCCAAGAAAAATCTATGCACCAAGCAGCTAAGGCCGTAGCAAACGAAATGCACTTAGGTGGCAATGTAGATGTGTTGACTTCGACAGACGGACTGACGGGACGCAAAAAGAATGCAAAAGGGTGGTACGACCCTCAAACAGGGCGCATCACCATTGTGCTGCCTAACCATAATGGCCGAGCCGATGTTGTTAACACCATGCTACATGAAGCCGTAGGGCATTATGGCTTAAGAGAACTTGTCGGTAAAGAGAAAATGAATGAGTTCCTTGACTTCGTTTTCAAAAATGCTGACAAAGCCACACGTAGCCAAATAGCCCATAATTCAGCCAAATATGGTTGGGATATGCGAAAAGCCACAGAGGAATATATGGCAAGTATGGCCGAGGACGGAACTTTCAAAAATGTGAACAAACGATGGTGGCATCAACTAAAACTTGCATTCCTTAAAATGCTTCATAAGTTAGGCTTTGCTGGCTTTAGCGGAACAACACTTAACGATAATGACTTACGTTACCTTTTGTGGCGCAGTTGGAAAAACTTGACTGAAGGCCCTGCACGCAACATCTATCAAGTGGCCGAAGACACGTGGCGACAACAACACTTAAAGGTAGGCGACTTTGCCGAACCTAAAGCGGTTGACGCAAAAACACGTGAGCAGAACTTATACTACCGCGAAGAGAGAGAACGCAAAAGCGCACGCGATGAATATGAACGAAGCGTAAACACGGCAAAGCATAAAATGAACCTTGCATGGGTGGATAGCATGTCGGGACTAAAATTGCTGCAAGACGCGATTGTACCCAACGAAAAAGATTTGAAAGATTGGGAGAATGCCTACATGGCCGAGAACCGAATGAGTTCGACCAACCTTGCCGAGATGGAAACGTACAAAAAGTCGTTCTATAAAGACCTGCTTGATGCCGAACAAGAGTTGCTTGACAAAGGTACTATTCACGAGCAAGTGACTAACTACATGATGGCAAAACACGGATTGGAGCGAAATGAAGTGCTTGCATTTAGAGATGCCTTGAAACATGATTTTGCCAACGATAAGCAAAAGATGTCAGCAGCATGGAAGGCTTATAAAAACGATGCTACTGCACAACAGAACAAAACAGACTTTGAAAGTGGCAAAATCAGTTGGGACGATTATAAGGCAAACGACACGGCCATAAGAGAGAAGTACGCACCCAGTTACAAAAAGTACAGGAGCAAAGATTATTCGGGCCTTACCGAACTTACGACAGACGACCCAAGCATAAAGAGCTATCAAGACCAAATAGCTACACTCAAAGAGCAGTTAAACAATGAACGAGATGATGCAACGAAAAAAAGTATCAGAATAAAAATTGCGAAACTAAATAAAGAGATGGTGAACGAAGCAGAACGTATAGCTGAAAACTCCTCATCAAACTTTGAGAAAAAATACGACACATCTGAATTGTGGAACAGAACGAATGCTGCCACAAAGGCTTCGCTCACAAAGCAATATGAAAGTGGACTTTTGACAGACGAGGTGTATCACCACACACTTGATATGTTTAAAAACTACATTCCTTTGCGTGGTTTTGACGATGTAACAAGTGACGAGGTGTACAACTACTTTGGCAATGCAAAAGGCCAATTTGGCGGTGGCATACGTAGCGCAAAAGGTCGTAAGAGTAAGGCTGACGACCCCATAGCAACGATTGGCAATATGGCCGAGTCTGCCATTATGCAAGGCAATCGCAACCAGATGAAGCAACACTTTTTAAAAATGGTGTTGAACCACCCAAGTGATGCAGTGAGCGTTGACCAACTTTACTTGCACTATGATGCTGCAACGCAAGAGTGGAAACCTGTTTTTGCCGAGTTTGAGGAGCATGACGATGCGAATGCTGTTGCGCAAAAGGTCGAAGCATTCAATCAACGAATGGAAACCTTATGCCAACAAAAGCCAGATGAGTACAAAAAGGCGAGTGAAGCTCATGACATTCAATACAAGGTGGTGGGTAAGAACATCAACGAACACCAAGTGCATGTAAAAATGCAAGGTAAAGATTATGTGCTAACAATAAACGGCAACCCCGAAGCAGCTCAAGCATTGAATGGGCAGACCAATCCTGACAGCACGGATAATCCGTTCATTAAATTCTTCCAGTCAACAAATCATTTCATGGCAGCTATGTTCACGCAAAAGAACCCAGCTTTCATTCTTAGCAACTTGTCACGCGATAGCTTTTATGCAAACAGCATGGTTTGGGCCAAGGAGTCGCCAGCGTATGCGTGGAAGTTCAATAAAAATTGGGGCAAAAGTCTTTACACCTTGTTCGGTTTGATAACAAGGCAACGCAAGGGAACACTTAACATGAACGACAAAGTTGACCGAATGTATCAAGAGTTTATTGAAAATGGTGGTGAAACAGGTTATACCTTCTTGCACAGTGTTGACGATTATAAAAACATGATTGCAAAGGCACTGAAAGAAAGTAGACGCAGTGGTTGGAATCCGAAGTCGTGGTTGAAGTTCCTTGACAATTTAATCAATTACCTTGGAATATGGGCCGAAAACACAAGCCGATTTGCAGCTTACAGAACAAGCCGTGAAATGGGACGCAGCATTGAAAAATCAATTTGGGACGCTAAGGAGATTTCAGTTAATTTCAACAAAAAAGGTGCTGGTGCAAAGGCAGCAGGCAAATGGGAGGACGGAAACCGACTAAACGTTATGCAAGCCTACATGTCGCAAAGTGCAAAAGAGTTGTACGTATTCTGGAATGCAGGAGTTCAAGGTTTGTCAAACGTAAGCCGAACTTTTGGAAAGAGTAAAGGCAAAACACTTGCAGTTGCAGGTTTGTACTTTGCCATAGGAACAGCACTTCCTATGCTGATGGCAGCTCTTTCACAAGGCAGTGGCGATGACGATACAAACTATTACGACTTGCCCGATTGGGTACGCAGAAACAATCTGTGCTTCTACACTGGCAAGGGGTGGGTAACAATTCCATTGCCAATTGAGTTGCGTGCTTTTTATGGCTTAGGAGAGTTGGCGCAAAGTGTGCTTTCGGGCAATGAGGAATACACTGCCACTGACATCGCTACCAAAATGCTTGAACAAGTGTCACAATTATTCCCCGTTGACTTTATGGAGGGCGGTGGCAGCTTAACCTCATTTGTGCCAAGTTACGCAAAGCCCATAGTTGAAGCATACGTTACAAATAAGGATTACACAGGCACACCCATTTACAAAGACGCTGAATACAACAAAAACCGACCCGAATGGACGAAAGCCTACAAGGGTACTAATCAAGCTCTTGTGTGGGCAAGTCGCTTGCTGAATGAGTTGGGTGGAGGTGACGATGTAAAGAAAGCAAATGTTGGAGTGATGGACGTGAACCCTGCTAAAATTCAGCACTTGTTTGAAGGCTATTTTGGCGGATTAGGTAAGTTCGTGTTCCAAACGATGAAGGTAGCTTCAATGCCTTTTAATGAAGATAATCGTGAACTGAAAAATGTGCCAATCATTAATTCTTTCTATAAAACATCTGACGAAAGAACCAAAGACAGAGCCATCACCAGCAAGTTTTATAAATACAACGATGAATATCAAAAGACGAAAGAACTGCTTTCGCTTTACAAAAAGGAATTGCAGGCCCCAGAGTACAAGTCAAAGTTTTATGATTTAATGTATTCGCCCGAAGGCTTTAGCGCAACTATGATGGACTCATATAATAAACAACTAAGTGCTGTGCGAAAGGCAATGTCTGTAACTGACCCTAATAGCGACAAATACAAAAAGTTGCAGCAGCAACAAGTTGACATTCAAAAGCAAGCCGTAAAAGTGATAGAAGCGACAAAGGGAGTTGTTAATTCAGAAGATAAAGAAATGAAAGAACTTTACAACCTTTGGATGCAAGACTATTCAAATGACCCCAAAAAAGCTGAAGAAAGAAGCAACAAGACCATTGAGATGCGCAAAGATATAGTCAAACGTATCATGGATATTGCAAAGCAAAACAAGCATCAAAAAAAATAGCTTAAACACATGAAAAGTCGGCAACACCCTCCAACATAGGAGCCGTGCTGCCGACTTCAATTTAAACTTTTTACACACCAAGAATGATATTGGCATCAATGTTTAGTTGTTGGCTCATCTTGCGTGCAATGTTAAGTGTGGGTTCACAACGCCCTGACAAATAATCACTGATGCGCGAGGGGCTAACACCTAACAACTCTGAAAGTTTCTTTTGGTTTAATCCCATTTCATATATTCTCAATTTTAAGACATCAACAAGCGATGGCTGTTTGATGGGATAGTGTTCTTCCTCATACTCCGAAACAAGGTTTGATAGCAAATCTAATTCTATTAAATTTTTATCCGTCTTTGGAGTATCATCGTTCACCAATGGTAAGAGTTCTTCTATTCTTTTCATAGCAGCTTCGTAAGCCACTTTATTCTTAATCATAGTCATGTTATCAGATGATTGTAGCGTTTATTTTATCATATTCACGATGTGTTCCAATAAATCGTATGAATATGGTTTTGATGGTGAATTTTATAACAGCTATTAAACGATAATTATTACCTTTGATGTTGAACACATAATGCTGATTTCCAACATTGTCAACACTATTAAAGGTATCTTTTACGTCAGCAAAACAATCCCATTCAGCCCTTTTTGTTTTATGATACCATTCTTCAAGAGCCGTTTCAGAATCATTGAACTTTGTGTAGTATTCAACAATTTTATTTCTTGCAATAATCCTCATATAACATATTTTATATTGCAAATGTATTTATATTTTTTTGTAAAACAAAATTATATTCTAAAAAAATGAAGTATATAAAGTCGGAAATAAAAAGTCTATCAACGCAAGGTGCTTTATATTTGCATAAAAACACAAAACAATATGCAACAAGAAATTACCATACAATTACAATATGTGCTGAACAAACTGCATGAATTTACTGCTTACGAGGGAGCAAAACTCATCGTGCAAGACGAAACAGCCTACAAGCGAATAGCTACAACCGAAGTTGATGAAACGTTTTTGAAAAGTTGCATTAACGAAGCCATAGCCGACCTTTCATCTATGCTTGCCACGTATCAGCCTTATGTAACGAATAGCGATACAGGAATAAGCATAAAGCTCACACTGCCGAGCAATTTTGACACGTCACAAATAGCTGGATTGACAGATATAGCCACGATGTATTTTTATTCTTAAGCGCTCTTCAAATGGTTCTCAATCATTAACAAGCAAGACGCTGAATTACAAATTCAAACGGCAACAAAAAATTTATTGTCAATGCGAAAACTTTGCACCATGCGTGCAGCCCCAATGCGCAAGCAACCCACCGAGTTGAAGTATAAAAAAACTAATTACGAATAAGCAAGATGGCAAAACAAACGATTGAGATAAAATTGTACATGAGCGAACTTGTGTACGATGTGCAGCAAAAAGCGCACCTCATAGGCGATGCAATGCGCACAGACGAAACGTCAGAACAAGCAGCAAAGGTGCAGGACTTGACCGATGAACGCAAAGACGCTATTTTGCGCTCATTCGCTGAGTCGTATGCTTGTTTACGAAATGAGTTAAGCGAATATCTTGTTGAGACGAACAGATATGCTGACAACATTTTGCAGCAAGAAGAGCGAAACAAAATCAAGCATGCACTCGTGTTTGGCTATCAAGGTAAGCCAGCAGCGCAAAGCGAGGAGAAAGAAGATAACACCTTATTTTTGATGCTTCGCGTGCCAATGAACTTTAACCTTTCAGTTCGTGGCGATATTGCTCATGCCATGCACAATTACATGACTGACCGAGCAGTTGCAACGTGGCTATTGCTAACACCTGCAAAAGCCGAAGCTGAAACCTACATTAAATCAGCACAGGCAGCATTGTTAGAACTACACACTGCCATGAACAAACGCATACGGCCCACACGTGTTCATGCACCCGAACAAACCCCACCCCAACAAAACGAATTGCGATATGAATAAAACAAAGATGATTTATGGGCCTTATGGCTATGTTATAGGCCCTGCCGACTGCATTGAAAAACTTGCAAATTGCCAGTGCAGCGCAAATAGTTCTGACGCTAAGCACAAAGTAACTTTGTTGTTTGACCGCGAAGCCCTACTTTACGACATAGCAAATGTGAGTTATGTTGAAGGTGATGTAATGCCGACCGATGATGCGCACACAAAGCACCAAGTTTTTGACATTACTGAAGACGGCAATGTTGACCGCGTGACACGTGTGCTTGACCTTGCGCATGCCATTTGCGTTGAAGAATTGTATCGTTTCACAAAAGAGCCGTGTGAAGATGACATGCAGTTAGACGATTTGTTTAAAGAATCCGACACTTACGTTATTGAATTGAATGTTTCGCAAAAGTTTTCAAACACTACTGCCAAGTTGTTAGAGCAACTTATTCATGAATACTTTGTGGCATCAGCTTTGGCCGACTGGCTATCAATAACCAACAAGGACGCTGCTGAAAAGTGGGCAATTAAAGCACAAACATTGCTTGACGAAGCAAAACGAAAAGTGAACATGCGCACAGGTGTGCTTACACGACCTTTGCGACCTTTTTAAAAAAAGAATGATATGGCAAGAGGATATAAAACAGGAGGTAGGGTGAAAGGTACGCCCAACAAGCCTAAACCCTACAAGCAAATTATATACGAGTGTATTTCGAGCGGTGTGAGCGACTATTTTGAAAAAGGACTTTTTGCACAAGATGTTGAGCAACTTGAACCAAAGGACCGCATAACAGTGATGGAGAAATTATCACAATATGTTGTGCCAAAGCAACAGAGTCAAAAGGTTGATGTGGCAGCAACTGCAAGTGTGTCCGCTTCACTCTCTGATAAACTTAAGAGCATGGCATTGCAATATAGCAGCAACAAAAAAGAATAGACATGGAACAGAGAATAGAATATAAGGGTATGACATCCAAGCCTTCTGATTACCAGAGCGAAGATGGTGAGATGAAGTTGGCTGTAAATGCGGAGTATAGGGATGGTGGGTATCATGCTGTGAGAATACCTAAAGATGTTATGTATCATAAGGACAGATTCGAACCAATGTTCGTGCATAAAGTGGAGGATAAGACTATCACTATAGGTTTTGAAAGTGATGGTGCTAAAAACCCAACTTACAAATTATCTGCTTATGAATTGAATGTCAACAAATTAGGAGACGAAAATTTAATAAAAGATGATATAGCGACAGAGCAAAAGTTTGATGATATATGTGCAACTGGTAAAATCATTTCGTTTGTAAATGAAGGGAAATTATGCCATTTGGTATACCAGTCTCAAGGAGCGTGTTATTTGTACCTTGTAGGATTACCAGACTTCATAAACATTCATTTTAAAGCAGTAAGACAAAATCTAAGAAGTAAAGAATGGGCAGGAGGTAATACAGATTACAAGACAGCCTTATATAATCACGGATTTAGAGGGTGGACGGATGCAGGTTGCAATACAGTTTTGGCTATTTCTGACACTATATATAAGGGTGGCATTCCCATTTACTTTGTTCGTTATTCAAGCAAAGAAATGTCTATTGGATTATCAAGATCCAGTTTGGGCAACAATAATAAATCTACTGCAGGAACAAAAGGTAATTTTGAAATAGCAGAAAACTTTATACTGTCAGCTGTAAATTCGACAAAGAAAGAACTTGATAAAAAAGGTCTTTTTATGTACCCTGTTGTATTGAGATATGCAATGAAAATGTATGATGGTAATTATATCAATATATCACCACCGATTTTAGTATTCCCTTCCAATGATAGCCCTACTCTTATCGTTAAGAATGAGGGTGCAGTAGAAGAAAGTTCATCAGATACCGAAAAAACAAAGTTTATAAAATATGTCATTAAAGAAGCTTATGTTGGATTTGAAGCATATCAAATAGAATGTAAGAATGATGGTGATACTACGACAGAAATATCAAACAATTTAAACAACCTAAGAAAATGGCAGGACTTAATTGCATCAATAGATATATTTGTATCTAAGCCTTTGTATACAATAGATACGGATGAATTAGATATTGAAAGAACTCTCAAATTAGACGGGGCAAATGATAGTGATTTTAAATTAGTTTTCAAGAAGAAACTTGGCTACAAAGAAGCTAAGGATATTCAAAATTTCTATTTGGTTCGTTCTTTCCCCATACGCGAATATCTGGATGGTTGTAAGGATTGGAATAATATAATTGAAAAAGACAAACAGACTCTTGTAAACTATACAGAAGGAACGCAATTAACAGATAATTCTTTCTCAAGCCAAAACATACAAGCATCAAGGTTATATAGTTTCAACTCACGATTAGTTGCTGCAAATATAAGGAAAATGCACATGAGCGGCCTTGACATAAGCATTGAAGCACCACTTGTAGAAGATTCCGAAAAGAATACATCTACAGAGGCAACACCATCACATGCAGACGTCATAAATAAGAAGTATATTGATATCAACACAGGAAATGTTAGTAGTGCTTTTTGCGAAGTCTTATTTGATACGCGAAACTATAAAAAGCAAATTGGTAACATTGAAGTAAATGAATATCGCTCATCTTCATATTCTAAGTGCAAAATTCGTGCGACATCAAAGGACTTTAATAATTCTTCATTGCGCATTCCTTTATTTATAACAATTCCAGAGTCGAAGGCAGATAGGTTATCAATTGTACCAAATCTTAGTAGTGATACCGAAGTTACAAATGTAGTAAATGCTAAAGCTTTGGTTCTACAACTTAACCAGAGTGACTTTCTAAATGTATCATATTGTTTCAATGAGAAAAATGAAATAAAAAATGCCATCATTAATACTACACAGACACAACCAGGATATGATTTGTATTCATTACCTAACCGTGATTATGAAGAAAATAGAAACTTAGTAAAAATCTCAGAAGTTAATAACCCATTTGTTTTTAAAGATGGTAATAGCGCACAATGTGGTGAAGGAACTGTTTTATCCCTTGCAAGCAACTCGCGTGCAGTAAGCCAAGGCCAATTTGGCCAATACCCTTTGTATGCTTTCTGCACAGATGGTGTGTATGCTATTGGGGTAGGGACAGACGGAACGCTGCAAAATTGCTCACCTTTTTCATACGACATTCTATCTGATGCCAATAGCGTGTCAAACATGGAGAGTAGCGTTGTGTTTGTAACTAAACAAGGCATAATTTCGTTAGGCGGTGAGGGGCGTCAACTCTTATTGCCTGCCGACCCTACTGCCACTTATGATTACGACACGTGCAAAGGCAATCATCAAGCAACATTTATACAAAAGGCTTTCACAAATGTATTGCACCTTGATGCAGTCCCCCAAATGGTTGACCTTTATACCTACCTCACAACTGGAGCGCGAATTGCATACGACTACCCTCATGGGCGACTGATAGTGTACAACCAAAAGCATAACTATTCGTATGTGATGGAAGCTGCTTCGGGCATGTGGAGCATCATGACACAAGGTTTTCATAGTAACTTGAATGTGTACGAAGAGTGTTTAATGGTGAAAGAGGTGAGTACAGCCGAAGATCATACGCAATATAAGGTGTACAACTACTCGTCAGACAAAGTGGTTGAAGCGCAAAAAGCCTACCTCATTACGCGACCATTTAAATTAGGCTATCCCGATGTGCATAAAACACTGCATAGCCTTATTCAGAGAGGAGTTTTTTGCAGTAAGGACGATGTAAAGCAAGCACTTTATGGCAGTAACGACCTTTACAACTGGGTGCCTGTGTGGTCAAGTTCAAACATTTATCTTAGAGGGTTTAGGGGGACTGGCTACAAATACTACCGACTGATGTTGTTCCTCCCCGAATTTAAACAGAACGAAACCTTGCAAGGAACAACCATTACTTTTGCCCCACGAATGACCGACATGCAACGATGAGCCTAAACACTGACGGATAAAATTAAGATGCCAAGCATGAACGACATATTGCACGAAAACGCGCAGCGAAATGCTCAACTATTTGCAACCTTCAACCCCGTTACGGGTGAGGGTAGCATACTTGAACGTGTGCTTGTTACGATAACGGACTTCCCGATTAAAAAGCAATGGTTACCCAAAGAGATGATGAAAGAGCCGTTTGTGAAACAATTAGCTGAATGTGGCAGCATACGCAAGTTTTACGACACACTGAACGAAGATGCCGTGTTCAGCAATAATGAAGCCGACTACATCATACAAACGTTTACGCGCATAAGGTGCAAGTATGACTTTGCGTTTTGGGCCGTGATATATGTGTTAATCAGCAACAAATTAGGTGGCGACGACATTCACTTTAGTTTGAATTACCCACAACGCATACTCATTACGCGATTTGAGCAAATGCGATTGGCCAACCAACCCATACGTTTAATACTGCTCAAAGCTCGACAATGGGGCGGTTCAACAGCCACACAAATTTATATGGCATGGTTGCAGTTGGTGCAAGAGGAGGGATTGAACTCGCTGATTGTGGGTCATGTAAAAGATGCTTCATACGAGGTGCGTGATATGTTTGACAAAATGATAAATGAGTACCCACTCGCTATGCTGCACAACGTTGGTGAGGAGTTTGACCCTAACGAACCCAAACAAAGTGCTGTGGGTAATAGTGGCAACATTAAACGCATACCACAGCGGAATTGCAAAATAAAAATTGGGTCGTATGAAAAGCCAGAGTCGGCACGTGGTGGTGCTTATAGTCTTGTGCATTGCACCGAGGTGGGCCTTTGGTCTCCTACTGACAATCGCTCGCCCGAAAAGGTAGTACGTTCAGCCTGTTCGGGCATAACCCTAAAGCCACTGACAATGATAGTGTACGAAAGCACGGCAAATGGCACAGGCAATTTTTTTGAACGCGAATACAATGCTGCAAAAGAGAGTGACGAACACCTACGAAGAGGTGAAGAAAGCACCTCACAATTTCGTTCACTCTTTATAGCGTGGTATCAAATCGAATTGTACCGAAAGGAGTTTAAAACCGAAAAGGCAAAACGTGATTTTGCACAAAGCCTTGAAGCGCAAAAAAACCAAGTGTACTCCCCTACCAATCGTGCTGAACCAGGAAAATACTTGTGGTACTTGTGGCAATGTGGCGCAACCCTTGAAGCCATAGCGTGGTACATTGACGAAAGGAAAAAATATACCGACCATGGCGACATGGCGAGTGAGTACCCCACTGACGATAACGAAGCCTTTGTTTATTCAGGCTGCAAGGTGTTTGACAAATTGCTTGTTGAGCAATTCCGCCCTGCATGCCGACCACCGCGTTATGTGGGCGATGTATATGCCGATGGCGATGAAGGTAAAGAGGCTTTGCAACACGTAAGGTTTGCACCCGACAAAACAGGATTGCTATGCGTTTGGGACAAACCCGAAGTTGACCCACTTGAAAAAATTAAAAACCGCTACCTTGTTGTAGTAGACATTGGTGGTCGGTCTGCCAAGGCCGACTGGTCGGTAATTTGTGTGATTGACCGACTATATCTTATGAGCGGTGAACGCCCCGAAGTGGTGGCACAATGGTATGGCCACATCGACATGGACTTGTTGGCATGGAAGGCAGCGCAAATAGCAAAGTGGTATGACGATGCTTTGCTTGTGATTGAAAGCAATACGCTCGAAACGAAAGACAAAGACCGCATGGTTGATGGCGACCAATCGCAATTCATTCTTTACAAAATTAAAGAGGTGTACGACAACCTTTATGCACGCGAACAGAGCGAAGACGAAATTCGTGAGGGCGCGCCACGCAAGTATGGTTTTCACACCAATGTAGCCACCAAACCCATGGTAATTTCAAACCTTGTGAAAGTGGTGCGTGAGCATTTGTATGTTGAACGCGACACGCGCTGCCTTGACGAATACCTTACTTACGAGCAAAAGCCTAATGGCGCATATGGTGCCATAGCTGGCAAACATGACGATTTGCTTATGACACGTGCCATTGGTCTGCACATAGCCTACAACTTTAAGGTAATGCCACTGCCCATTGTAGTTGAGCGAAAAGTTAGCATGAAACCCAAGCACAAAGTGAACAAAATAACCGAAGCGGTGATATAGCTTTTCCATTCACCATTTCACAACATGCCGTTTGCGTGCTGCATTAATAATGATTTTAGCTTGTGATGCTGAAAGGTAAAAGTGTGGAGCAGGACTATTGACAATCCTAAAAATAATGCGCGACAAGGGCAACCCTTTGTTTTGGGCTCGCATCTCGTTGTAACGGCGAAAGAGTTCACGATACATTTGCCTTTTCATTCCGTTAGCAAACACCACATCACACCCTCGCAACATGGACGAAACGGCAATGGCAGCACGCTCTTCGCTCACCCAAAAACGTGAGCAAGGGTGTTTAACCACACGTTCAAACACCTTGTTCATGCTAATATGCTTGCATTGAGCTAACTCTTGTTTAAATGCTTTAACGAGTTCCCTCTCGCGCTGCATTTTGTAAGGGAATGATGAGCCAGTGTGTTTCATAAGCAAATGAAAAAGTAAAAGGCGAGTGATGCAAATTTTACGTTTGCAGCACTCGCATATAATTATGAGATGAAAAGTTATTGTGTTGTACAAGCGCAAAATTAAAAAAAATCATTTAACGAGGTTGGAAATAAAGAAGTTATATTTCACTTACCCACTAAATTTGCTACAAAGAATAAAACGAATGCTTATGGAAGATGAAATAAAAGGACAGGAAGTTACGCAACCAGAAACACAAAGCGAAACACCTTCTAAAAAGTCGAAACGCGATATGCTACGCGAGCGACTTTCAAAAAAATATCCCGACAAAAACTTTGACGATGATGAAGCTTTTGCTGGGCAAGTTAGTGATGACTATGATGATTACGACAAACGATTAGCGGACTATCAGAAGAACGAACAAGCTATTGGCGATATGTTTGCCACTGACCCTCGTGCCACCTCGTTTTTGATGGAGTGGAAAGATGGGAGCGACCCCGTTGTGGCTCTTGTACGCACTTTTGGTAAAGACATTGTAGATGCTGCTGATGACCCAGCACGGCAGGAGGAAATAGCTAAAGCCAACAGAGAGTACATTGAAAGAGTCAACAAGAGCAAGGAACTTGACAATGAGTATGAAACGAATTTACAAGAGTCGTTACAAACTCTCGCTGATGCTCAAAAACAAAATGGTTGGAGTGATGAGCAAATTGATAATGCGTTTCAACAACTCTTTCAAATTGTTGATGATGCAGTGATGGGCAAATTTAGTCCAGAAACCTTGCAGTTAGTGATGAACGCACAGAACTATAATCAAGACATTGCTACTGCACAACAAGAGGGTGAAGTAAAGGGACGCAATGCTAAAATTGAGGAAAAATTGCGCAAAGCCAAATCGGGAGACGGAACACCGCAGCTCAATGGCAAGAACGGGAAAGTACAGCGTTCACCAACTCAACAAAGCATATTTGCCCTTGCATCACAAGCATAAATCACAGACTTATATAGAGATGAATTTTGAAACAATTCAATTCCCGAATGAAGTCAAAGTCAGTGCTGGTAAGGGAAGCACAGGACTAAGGAGCCAATTACCAGGAGTGGCGACAACCGTATCAGCTTTGGCTATGGCTACTGGAGGAATGAAGGGTGGTTCACTCTTCATTAAACAGAACAATAACAAATAAACAGAACAATTTTATAAAACTATGGCAGAAATCACAGAAAACGTTCAGATGAAGTCAGACGCTGCAATCACCCCCAGTAAGGGTTCAGCAGGTTTGTCAACCCAAGTTTCGGGTCAAGCAACAACCGTGTCGAATGCAGCCAATGCAACAGGTGGTGTTGGTGCTGGCAATTTTGTTGAACAAGACATTGATGCAGACCTTTTTGCCTTTAAAGGTGATGACACTCCTCTTATGCAACTTATGCTTAAGGCTAAAAAGGTACCTGTTGACTCGCCCGAAGTGGAACACTACATGATTGACGAGCCGAAATCGTCAGTAACCACAATTAAGGCAGTAACCGAAAGTGCTAATTCAAGTTCATTCTCACTTCCTCTTGATGGCACAGAACAAAACATTCCACAAGAGTTTGGTACTTTACTCGTAAAGGGTGTTGCTGGTTATGACGAGCAAGGTAAGAATAAAACACCAGGCAAAGACTTGATGTTGTTTGTAACTGGTCGAGATTCAGATGGCAACCCCGTTTGTCGTGCCGTGAATGGTAAGCGCATGACAGGTTCAACATTCTGTTCCGTGCCAGCTATTCCCGAAAACACAGAAATCTGCATTCTTTCAAACGCATTGTATGAAACACAAAAAGAGGTTGCTCCCGACCTTATTGTTCCGCAACCTCGCGAGGTGTACTTGCAGAAGCGAGGTATGAACCAAATTGTATCAGACTATTTTGAAAGTCAGAAAAAGCACATTCCATTTTCACAAGCACTCATTGCAGAACAAGCCATTACCAACTTTAAGACACGTTGCAACCGCACATTGTGGGCAGGTCGCAAAGGTAAGTTTACGGTAAATGTACCCAAGTTGGGCGCACAGACTGTTTATTGTGCCGAGGGTATTCGTTGGCAGTTTATGCGTGAGTTGCAGCATACTGGCAAGTGGACCATAGAGAAGATTATTGCATTGGCAAAGATGTTCTTTACAGGTGAAGATGTGCCTAAGACTGCTATTCTTTTGGCTGGTAAGAATTTGCTTGAACAAATTCAGTGCATTGACTATACACAACACCCCGAAATTCAAATTTCTACCAAAACTAATCCAGTAGGTTGGATTGTAACCAACTTCCATACCGTGTTTGGCGATATTGAAATTAAACGTGAACCGACACTTGATAAATTAGGTTGGAGCAATTCGGGTGCTTTGTTGGGCGAAGACCGATTGGTTCATTATAAACGCACAAGTGACCACGAATTTTCAGACCGCGTAGAGGGCGAAGAAGCAACTCGCAAGGGTTTGATTGTGTGGGATTGTCTTGCGCTGAAAGGCGGTTGTCATATCTTCATCAATGGTGAAGGTGATGACACCAATGAAGGTGCAATTACCTTTGCCATGTGGGAGAAAGATACTGCTCCTGAAACGACTGAAGGCATTGTTTACTACCTCATCAATGATTGTGTTGCTATCAACAAGTCGGCAAAAGCTGGCACTATGTGGCAGTACAAAGACACCAAGTGGGTAGAGTACACAGGCGAAATTTACGGTTAACCATTCGCGATGTCAGACGCAAGTGTGGTAGCGTCTGACATCGCTCTCTTAATATCAGAAGAATGAATAAAAAATTGAAAACCTATGGTGTTTATGGTTTAATGGATTGGCAACCGCTATTGCATGTTGGCAAGGCTAAATTCCAACCTTTATTTAGTGGTGGCGGAGTAACAGCCTATGGAGAGACACCAGCTAAATATACAACATCAAACCCTGTGTGCCAACACATTATTGAAAGTAGTCACTATTTCAAATCGGATTATATCAAGTTGTTATATGAACATGGTTCAGATAATCATGAAGGTGATAACGAAGTACAAGAAAATGAGGAAGAGCAACCTTTAAAAGAAATGCTATTTAATTCGTTAGGAGATGCTTCAACTTATTTAAACGAAAACTTTGGCACACCTAAGAGCAAACTTCGCACACGTGAAACTATCATTGAAGTTGGCAAAGCGAATGGCATTGATGTAAAAATTACAGATTAACAGAGAACAATGGAATTGCACTCACTATCCAAAGTAAAACCAGATAACGTTGGCGGAATGGATTCCGTTGCAGCAGAAAAGAAGCATAACCCTTCAAGAGCTTATGATGTGCTTGCAATGGCACAAACTTTCTGGAATAATATGGACGATTTCCGTAAGGAACGTGAGCGCAATAAACGCTATGCTTACGGAGACCAATGGGACGATATGATTGAAGTGGAAGAGAATGGCTGCAAACGTAGAATGACCGAAGAAGCCTACATACGCAGCCAAGGTAATATTCCACTAAAGAACAATCTTATTCGTCGCCTTATTCGCAATGTGATAGGTGTGTATCGTAGCCAAAGCAAAGAACCCGTTTGCAACGCACGCGACCGCGATGAACAAAAGCTAGGAGAAACGATGTCAACCGTGTTGCAGTATAATATGCAACTCAACCGCATGAATGAACTTTATGCAAGAACCATGGAAGAGTATATGGTAGGCGCATTTGTAGTTCACAGAAAGTGGTATGGTTGGCGCAACGACAAGTTAGATTGTTGGACGGATTATGTTAATCCCAATCGTTTTTTTGTTGACACCAATATGCGTGATTTTCGTGGTTGGGATGTTACTTGTCTTGGCGAGATACACGACATCACATTTGGCGACCTTGTAGCCCAATTTGCACAATCGCCAGATGATTATGAAAGGTTAGCGAACATTTATCGTGCTGCTAACGATTTAAAAACTTTTGTTAGCACACGTGAACGTTTTGGTGTTTCGACAAAACGCAACGACCTTGACTTTTTGCTGAACACAGATGAGTCGCTTTGTCGTGTAATTGAGGTGTGGCGCAAAGAGCAAAAACCTCGCATTCGATGTCATGACTACAATAATGGTGACATTTTCAAAATAGATGTTCAAGACAAGAAAGAACTTGTTGACGATGTAAATGCGCAGCGCATTGAACAAGGCCGTGAAGCAGGAATGGAGGTAGATGATATTCCCTTAATTGAAACAGAATGGTTTGTTGATAGTTATTGGTATTACTATTATCTAACCCCATTTGGCGACATTTTAGCGGAGGGCGAAACACCTTATGCGCACAAAAGCCACCCTTATGTGTTCAAGGCATATCCGTTCATTGATGGCGAAATACATTCTTTCGTTTCAGATGTGATAGACCAGCAGCGTTATTCAAATCGTCTTATCACCTTGTATGATTGGATAATGCGTGCTTCGGCAAAAGGTGTGTTGCTCGTGCCAGATGATTGTTTGGGCGACCAAAGTCCTGAAGATTTTGCTGATGCTTGGACAAGATTTAATGGTGTGGTGGTGTATCATGCTAAGCCTGGTGTTCCTGCTCCTACACAAGTGGCGAACAATTCAACAAACATTGGTATCAGTGAATTGCTGAATTTGCAACTAAAGTTTTTTGAGGACATTAGTGGTGTGCATGGTGCTTTGCAAGGCCGACAAGGAGTTAGTAGTACGAGTGGTACGCTATATGCTCAACAGGCACAGAACGCTACAACAAGTTTGTTGGATTTGTTAGACTCTTTTTCGCAATTTGTAATTGACGCAGCTTATAAGGACGTAAAAAACATTCAGCAGTTTTACGACCAAAAGCGAACTTACAACATTGCAGGTCGCTCGGCCACGCAAATTGAATACGACCCTGATAAGATACGCGACACGGAGTTTGACCTATCTATTGTAGAGTCAACCGCAACACCTGTTTACCGACAAATAGCCAACGATTATCTTATTCAGTTTTGGCAGTCGGGGCAAATCAGTTTGCAGCAGTTGCTTGAAGTGGGCGACTTTACGTTTGCCGACCAATTGTTACAAAGTATTCAGAGCCAGCAACAAGAAATGCAGCAAGGGCAGATGCCCGAAGGAGTTTCGCCCGAACTTATGCAACAAGCGCAACAAGGTGCTAATATGAACGCAGTAAATCAACTCTATGGTGCCGTGAGAGGTGATGAAGAACCAACGTATGGAGGACAACTACAATGACCAATTATAAAGTAAATGAAATAGTAAAAGAGGTACGCATTGCCATTGACCAAAATATGGACGGAACTATGTTGTCTGATTTTGGAGACTATGATACGCTGGCACTTGACGAGATTATTCAGTCAAAAATAGTAGATGGTGCGAAACTCATTATTGGTGCTGCACCTATTCACATGATAGGTAAGGGCATAACAACGGTAGAAAAACCCAATGTGGAATACAATAAGGTGTTCGATAATGACAAACGCTATTATGCACAAGTTGCAGTACCCAATGATTACTTTCGACTTGTTTCGTTCCGTATGGCTGATTGGCTGATGCCTGTTACCGAAGAGGAGGTCATAACTCCTACTGATGCCGAATATGCCTTGCAGCGTAGTAGAGTTGAAGGAGTAAGGGGTTGCCCCGAAAGGCCTGTGTTAGCTTTTGTTCCGAACATTGAAAGTGGCGATAACGATTATTGCTTTGAAGCCTATTCATGTGCTGGTAAATCAGCGTGTAGTTATACCTATTTGTCAAATCCCCAAATAAATAAAAGTGGCGAGATTTCATTGCCCGAAAGACTTTATAGGCCCATTGTGTATGCTATTGCTTATTTAGCAACAATAGCATTTAATGCTGAAGGACAAGCAGCCGTATTACTGACTACTGCTAAGCAGTTGGCCGATATTACTGACACTATTCAGCAACAACCTCAGCAAGTTCAGCAGTATCAACCTCAACAAAGTGAAGAGCCATGAAAAAACCATGGAAAGACATAGAAGGCAGTGAGGTGCGTGTTGATGTAGGCTCAACACGTGAACAAGCCTTGGGCGACAAAATGCCTGCCGAGGTGTTGTGCTTTACCACCGACAATCGCATTGTGATGAATGGTGAGGAGTTTCCCGACACAAGCAAAATTGTCGATGAAGTTCGTAAGGACTCTTTTGCACTTTACATTGAGGGCGAGGTGTTTGCGCTAAAGGCTGATGATACGGCCGAAAGGGTAAACGAAGTAATGCCACTCTCACTATTTAACAAAATACTAAGTGGCATTGCAAGTGGCAGAGGTTTTTACACTGACACGGGGTCGGTTGAGGTGTATGTTCACAAAAGCCTAAGCGAAACAACTCTTTACCTTGAATCGCCTACTACACGTATTGGCTTTTACAAGCAAGCACGTGACGAACAAGTATCGTTATACGACATTAAGCCTTCACAAGTTAGACGGATTGAAGCTTTAGAAAAAACAGTGGAACAACTTAAGCAGTTGCTTACACTGGTTTAATTAATCATTATATAATCATTTTTTAACAATGGCAAACTTAAACAAAATTGCGAGTGGAACTATGATTGGTTTTACCGCAAACAAGACGGTTGCAGCAGCGAAGAATGACACTGCCACCAATCGTGTTGACATTTGCATGACCAAAGAGCTGTACCTTAATGGTGAGCGATTGGGCATTACAGATGCAGAGAGTACTTATTTGGCAAAAAAGATAACTGAGGAGAACAATGCCCGACTGCAAGTTGAGGTAATCACTTATGTTAATGGCACTGCCACCTCAGCACCTTATGTTGATAAGCAAGATGGCACGAGTGTTAAGGTGGTTGTTGCAGCTAAGTGGGACGGATCTTATGTTGCAGCCGACTCTATTACTTTAACTAATAGTGCTGGCACTGCCCAAACGCTTGTGGCCGATTTATCAAAAACAGGCGCACAAGCCACTACTGCCACACTTAAGGCCGATGAACGATACATGGCCACAGTTACACACAATGGGGTGAAAAAGGTAGTGTATTCAGCACAAATCAAAGCCTACTATCCCGTTTACTATGGTGTTAATTCAGCAGAAACAATTTCGGCAGTTACGGGATTGACCAAAAAGACTGCTACCGCATCGGCAGCAGGAACTTATGCTTTCACCTTTGCTAATGGACAGTATGCTTATATCCTTATTCCTACGGGTGTGGGCAAAGGCAAGTTTGCAACTGCCGACAAGGAAGGTGTTTACCATGCCAGCGAAGGTGTTAGTGATGTTCCGTTTATTAAGCAGTCAACTAATGTAACTTATAATGGTGCTACTTATGAAGTGTTTAGACTCGCATCAGCACAAAGCGTAAGTTCACATGATATCACAATTTAAAAAGAGAGGAGGAAAAACAAATGGCGAATCCAGTATATATTAAATTTACAGGACGATTAAAGTCTACAGCCCAAGAAGGAATCTTAGCTGAAGCACAACAAGTGCAGGATGTCTCTCTAAATAAGAATCAGCAAGCTATAAATGCAGAATTATATTCAAAAGTAAACGCAGTTGGTTCTCAGATTAATACTGCTGTTGCTGGCGTATATAAGTATAAAAAATCGGTTGCGAGTCTTTCGGAAATTTACGCATTGACTTGTTCTGTAGGTGATGTATTCAATGTTACTAATGATTTTACTTTTGAAGGTAAGACCTACAAAGCAGGTACTAATGTGGCCGTAAAAACAGGTTTTAGAGCAGGTGTAGGAACTGAAGAAAATCTTGACCCACTTGGTGGTATCACAGACCTTAGTCAGTATTACACAAAGACCGAAGTTAACACCAAACTTGCCACGAAAGTTGACCAAACCACCTACGCAACCGATAAGGCAACTTTAGAAGCGAATACAGCCAAAAAAGGCATTGTTCTTGAAAGCAAAAATGTAGGATTTGAAACTTATGACCCTTTTACTACAGAAGACGCAACTTCTGAAACATTAGCTGGATATTTTAATGGGACGAATGCCCCAACGTTTGACGCATTGTTTAGTGCTATTCAAGCAGGTGTTACGGTGTCGCGTAAGTTTAGAGAAAACTACTCAGGTCTTTTTGATAATAGCGGAGTAATGAATTGTTCAAAAGCATACGCCTATGATTGCAAGGAATATAATAGTACAGACACATCAAAATATACAAGTAGCAAAAGAATACAACTTGAAATAGGTTCTATTGGTGTGTTAATTACAAAAGCATCAGATGGCACTTTATCATCTACAATAGGTCCTTCAGACCTTCAAAGAGAAAGAAATAGAATCACAGCTCTTGAAAAATTGCTTACGCTTGCATAATTAGCATAAATAACTTTGTTAGAGAAAGATGGAGGTTTAGAAAAGAAAGTTTCCATCTTTTTCTGATTTAACACATAAAACGATATGGCAACAAAAGATTGGAAATCACTTGAAGGCAAACCTTGGCGACTTGATGTTGGGTCAACACAAAAGGAGGCCTTATCAGCCACCAACCCTGCTATACTACACGTTACGACAGAACAAAGCATGGTAATGAATGGCGAGGTGGTAGCAAGAGGAAAACCTGATATTTCTGCCGAGGGTGCACGCGCTGCAATAGCCTTGTACGCGGCCGCAGGAGACAAAAAACTATTTGGTCCAAATAATATTTTATATACAAATAACAACACGTTAGGTGGTACTATTGGTAAAGCTATATATGACAGTTCAACTCCAACAGAATACAAAAAGGGAAGTCCTTTTGAAGTATTTTGCACGCAAGGCATAATGTCAGGTGTACACAGCGAAAAGTATATGATATGGTTCGGATTGCGCAAAAGTGCGACCAACATAGAGCGATATAGTTGTCAACAAGTTATAGGGCAAACCGAGGAAGAGTTTTACAAGTATGGAACTCCAGTAGCATTCCGTCTGAATGATGGGAAAGTATATACCCCCCTTAAAGGCAGTAGTGGGTTGAGTATAGGTACATCTAAAGAATATATATTGTCGCGAGAATGTGTTATTCCTTCGTATAGTGATTTGCACGATGCTGCAACAAGTGAAAAAGATGGCTTAATGTCTGCACAAGATAAGACAAAGCTTAATAATTTAACTGCTTATGCACGTGACCTTGGAAATTTCGAATCGGAGGAAGCTGCTCTTGATGCGCTTAAAGATATTGAAATATCAAGCAACTCTAATATTGTACACGTGCATTGCACGTATGCGAATGGTGCGATGAGCATTACAATGATGCAGAGCATAGAGAATGATTATTGTAGACAGATAATCTTCAACAAGTCGAAATTGTATCAGCGAGCTATTTACTTCACGAGTGGTGAACGAACAGAAATATCCTATGCAGAAGATTGGAGTTTTCTATCTGGTGACAGGCTAAGTTGGGATAGCGAAAATAACAAGTATTCGCTATGTGCTTTTGATACTGCCTTTAATCAAGCCTATTGCGACCCTATACCAACCGCAACTGCCAACAATGATGGCTTAATGTCTGCTGCCGACAAACAAAAGTTAGACAATGTGCCAACTAACACGAAAGCGAAGTTGAAGAAGTTGTCTAATCCCGACTTTAAAGTTGTTGTTCGTAAGGCTATTCCTTTGCACCCAAGAAAAGGCATGAAGTATTTCTTTGATAATGATATTCGGTTCTCTATACCTCGTAAGTATATTGTTGATGAAGGTTATACGATAACTGTGCCTAATGATGGAAAGACGTATTATACGATTCCTAGTACGATACCTGGAAGCCAAAATATAATTCCTAATGGTACTATTATAAATAATGACAATTACGACACATATTTCCAAGTATGGGTCAATAGAGATGTTTCTGGAAGTCAAGTTTTGTGTTGCAAGACAAGTATGCCTGCCTTAGTTACAATAAAGAAAGAAGGCTTTAGTCTTGAAGCGAACACTATTAGAGTTTCAAATCTTTCAGAACAACTTTGTTTTGATACATATTCTCTTTATAGAAAAGTTGAAGCAAATAAAGTCGTATTTGATATTCCTTTGCCATCTGTAAGAGTTGGCGATACTATAAATAACGTTCCTTATCTCCAGTTTTTCAAAGAAAAGAGGAAAACGTTTGGTGTTTTTAATGAAGAAAGAAAAATCGATTTTATAATGGATAAAGGGAAAAAGTATTATGGTAAAAGAATATGTAAAATAAAAGACATAAAAGTTCTTAAGACAAAGCACGGAGTCTTTTATGTATCAAAAACTATTGTCAATAAAAGAAAAAGATGGAGTAATCGTTTCAGTAATTACAAAAATTATGGCCCTAAATTAAAAATAATTATTGAAAACGGAGTAATAAAAAAAAGGATGTAAGAATCACGTAATAAAGTATAGTGTTTCACACTCATCTCTATTGAGATCTTACAACCTTTCAATGCAAAATTACAAACAATAAAATACCCATGCAAATAAAATCGCGAAAAAATGACAGAAATTATACAAACCATATCAGCCATTGTAACGGGAGTAGCCTTACCCTTACTTGGCGTATTCCTTTTTTATGACGCAAAAAAGAGGGAAGCAGCAGCAAAGGCGAGCAAGGCCGAAGCCGAAAACATTACACAATATGCAGCGCAATGGCGAGAACTCTATGAAGAAAAAGTAAAGCACGAAGAGGATTTAAACGAAAAGATTGACGGACTTTATGTGCAGTTAGGCCAACAGCGTGATGAACTTACACAACTAAAAAAGGAGATGGCTGACTTGACGGTTAAATTCAAATATGCCGAGAGCCAAAAATGTACGGTGTATGGTTGCCCAAACCGACAGCCACCGCAACTGATTTGTGCTTCAAGCAATCACCCAGAGCAATGAAATGGACAAAGTATTTAACAGAACTCATTCGCGTAAATAGTGGCCATAGCAGCAAGGCATTCTTTTTGGTGGCCGTCACCTTGATAGGTTGCTTGTTGTTGTTTTGTGTGGCATTTGTAATGGTGTGGGAGGTGGTTACTAACGGAACTATACGTACCGACCTTATGGGCCTAAGTGCCTTTGTGGGTAGTGTGGCAAGTTTGTTTGTAACGGCAGGCATCACCAAAGTTTATGGCGAAAAGAAAGAACTAAAGAACGATGAAAAATAATGATTGGACGGGTGGATATAATTCCGTGTTTAAATGCCTTGGATCCGTGGGGCATTCAAACGGGCGAAGAGAGCAACACGATTATTATGCAACCGACCCTATTGTATTAAACTATTTACTTGAAAATGGTTTATTGCCACACAACATTTGGGAATGTTCATGTGGCGAGGGGCATTTAAGCAAGCGACTTGTTGAGAATGGCTATAACGTTTGTAGCACCGACTTGATAGACAGAGGTTATGGTTTGTCTGGTATTGACTTTTTAAAGACCGAAGAAGTACCTTTTAAAGGCAGTGAACCGATGTGCATTCTCACCAACCCTCCTTACAAATTTGCCAATGAATTTATTCTTCATGCCTTAAAGTTGATTAAGCCCAATGACAAGGTGTTTATGTTTTTGAAAACAACTTTTGTGGAGGGTAAGAAACGCAAAGAAATTCTTTTTGACAAATATCCTCCTAAGCGAATTTACCAATTCAGCGGACGCATTGTATGTGCTAAGAATGGCAAATTTGAACGTATGCGGAAAATAGGTAGTGCCGTTGCTTATGCTTGGTACGAGTGGGAGGTTGGTTCGTATGGCACAACAACACTCAAATGGATATAATACAATAATAATATAGATGGAAAATTGGAAAGAATTAGCGGCATTTGTGCTGGAGCGCGAGGGCGGCTATTGCAACAGAAAGGCTGACAAGGGAGGCCCTACTAACAAGGGTGTGACATTGGCGACTTACCGCAGTGTGTTTGGGCAGCACAAGACGGTTGAGGACTTGAAGCGCATCAGTGATGCAGAGTGGGAACACATATTCAAGAGATACTATTGGGACAAGTGCAGGGCTGACTACATACAGGACAAGAGTGTGGCTTTTATTCTTGTGGACTGGGCCTATAATAGCGGAGTCAAGACGGCCGTGACGCACTTGCAGCGGATAGTTAAGACTACTGCCGATGGCATCATGGGCAAGCAGACCTTGCAGGCGGTAAACACGCGTAGTCCGCTGCCGTTGTTTGGAGCGTTGAAGCAAGACAGGATAGCGTTTTATCGGGCTATTGTGGCAAAAAATCCGAGCCAAAAAGTGAACTTAAACGGTTGGCTAAATCGGGTGAACCACTTTGCGTATGGAAAGTTTGTTTGATAAAAAAAACTGCCACACGGCAAACTCGTGCGGCAGTAAGGTGTTCTAATAAATCTTTGCTTATGGTGGCTTAATGTTTGCAGCCTATCAGAATTGTACAGATTTCAGATGGTCAACGAACTTGTTTAATCCTTGCTGGATAATGTACAACTGCTTGTCTGATGCTGATGCAAGTCCTTGCTTGTATTTGCGCATTAAAGAGGGGTTAAGCCCAACAAAACGAGCAAATTCAGAGGCGTTGATAAAGGGAAATGCAAGAAAGAATGCTGTCAAATCGTATGTAAACGATATTTCTGCATTTTTCCAATCTGGATATTTCCCGTGTTTCTCAAAGAAGTAATCAACTTGCTCTTTGAAAACATCGTTAAAATCTTCCCTTGCTTCTGATTCGGTTTTGCCATAGCCAAGCAGCCAGGGCATTTCCCGAACACAGATGGCAAATCCGCCATCTTGTCCGCGTTCAATAACAGCATTAAGTTTCATTTTACTTGGCATTTTGGGGTTATTCAAATAGAAAGAACCGCTCCACTTAATATGGAGCGGAGAACCATGGTTCTTTTACTTCTTAGGTTGTTTCAACCCAGCCGCCCTCAAAATAGAATTTAGTGTGCCAGTAGGCACTTCTGCTGATTTATGACGGCCAACGGGTATGAAAAAGTCAAAATCGGAATGAACATATTTGAAATGTCGCGAACCTTTTTTGATTTTCCAACCATTGGATTCTAACAACCTATACAACTCTGAAAATTTTACCATCGCTGATTTATTATTAGAACAATGCAAAGGTAACGATTATGTTCCAAATAACAAAATATATTCTGTAAAAAATGAATAGAATTTGTAGTTTTCTTCTTGTCATTTTCTGTGCAGTTGTCTTGCACAGCAGTTGCGCGCGCAAGGTGGTGCAGAGCATGGAGCGCACTCACGACACGCTGATAGTGTATAAGACCGACAGCGTGATGGTGCGCGACACGATTGTGGCAGTTTCAAGATTGGAGAGTGTTGACAGTGTAGCGGACCGCATGACTACCTATGTGGTGGTGGACACGGCTGGCAAGGTGCTGACTAAGTATGTGTATCGTGACCGCAGCGTGTATCACAACAAGGACGCACTTAGTGCGAGTAGTCATGTAACCGACCGCACGCATAAGACTGACAGCACGAGTCGTAAGGCTACGGTGCGTGATACCGAAACAAAGGTGGAGAAGTCTCCTGCAAGATGGAAGTTTTGGGCCGTTGGTGGTCTGTTTATCATTGTAATAGGCGTGTTGCTCTATTACCATATATATAGTAAGTATAAGTGATTTTGTTGGGTTGTTGGCAAGCATGGACGCATGGTGATGTGTTCCGTGCTTGCCTTTGTGCTTATTTTTTTCAAACAAAATCACTTATGAACAATGGAACAATTACAACAGATTTTTGATAGTGCAGTTGAAGCCGTGATGCAAGCCAGCGGCCTTGACTTTGATGCGCTTGCCAACTGTCGCTCGGAGCGGTGTGTGGTGGCGCGCGTGGTGCTTGTAGACGTGCTGATTGAACTTGGTATGAGCGAGGGGGATATTGCATTTCTTAGCGGCATGAGTCAGCAGAGAGTTAATTCGCTTAAGAATAGTGCGAGGTACAGGCTCAAGGGTCTGGCTGCTCGGGTGATGAGAGAGGAAGTAAAAATTCTCCTACAAAAAATATTACCTTAAAAGGTAATTTGTATTGTTTAATTTGTTATCTTTGCAATGTTAATATAAAATATCAGAAATGACATCAATTAAATTACAATCAATTGCAGAAGCCGAAAATGGCAGTTTGTTTTCTATTTGCTTTGAAGGCGATAGTATTAGCGAATTTGAGAAATTCGTCCAGGAACATAATGAAAGTTACAGCAAGGACTTAAATACTATACTTACAGCAATTAAACGTATGTTGGAGGTTAGTGGCTTCCTTGAACGTTACTTTCAATACAACGATAATGTTTGTGCGCTTCCTATAGATTCAGGAAAATTGAGATTGTATTGCGTGAGAATAAATGACAGCATACTTATATTAGGAAATGGAGGCGTAAAAAAGGCACAAAAATACCAAGATTGTGACAATTTGAATGGATATGTTGTAACCTTGCAAAAGTTAGACAAAGCACTTAAAATTGCAATAAAGAGTGGAGAAGTCACAATAGAAGAAAGGATGTTTAATCATAAAGACAAAGATTTTGAATTATGAAAGCTCGAAAGTTCTTTATGGAAGCTATGAATCGGATACCGAACGACATTGAGAGACAAGTAAATCTCTCTATGTCTGTGTCTGACAAGATAGCTGACATTTTGAAGGGAAGAGGAATGACGCAAAAAGATTTTGCAAAAGGCATGGGGCGTTCAGAAGCAGAAGTATCAAGATGGCTTGGAGGAACGCATAATTTTACATTTTCTACAATAGCCAAAATATCAGCATATTTTGGCGAGGACATCATTCATATTTCTTAAAGGACTTTTAATTATCGAAGTGGCCCATAAGGGTCACTTTTTTTATGATGTGAGGAAACTGCTTTAATGTAATAGCGGTTCTTTATTGGAAGAAGATATAAAGGAAAAATTATTAAAAGTACAAGCAACTCACAAACAATAAACAAAACTAACAAGCAAATCACAAGCAACTTGTCACAATCTTTGCGGTATCGGGGGATATTCCCCGACCGACTTAATACATTTATAATTATGGACAATGTAGAGAAAGTAATCTGTTGCGACAGAGGTAATGATGCGCTTGCTTATGCGGCAGTGGCGAACAACAAGGGCAATGACCCAATGGCCTTAGCTGCTATGATGAACGGTAGCCTTGGAGGTGCTAACCAGTGGCTGAACAATCCGTTTTTGTACCTTATCTTCCTTGCTATGTTCGGTGGCAATGGCTTCGGGTTCGGCAACCGCAATGGTCTGCAAGATGCAGAGATACAAGGCCAAATCCAATCTTTGCGCTCGCAAATGGCCGACAATCACAATTCAGACTTGTTAATGCAAGCTATCAAGGGTAACAATGAAGCACTTACAACTTTGGGCGCAAACTTAAATTGCGACTTTAATCAGTTGCAGCAAGGAGTGTGCGCGGTACGTTCAGCCATTGAACAAGTTGCGGGTCAAGTAGGTTTCTCTGCTGAGCGAGTTATTAACGCAGCCGACAAAGGTAACGCGGCCGTAATTCAAGCAATTCAGAATTGTTGCTGCAATACGCAACAAGGTATCTTGAAAATGGGTTATGAAAATCAGATTGCTATTCAAGGGCAAACCAACGCCTTGCAGCAGAACTTAAATTTCGTAAACTCATCGGTTGAGCGTGGATTTAGCTCTGTAGGCTATCAGATGTCGCAGGACAAGTGCGATGTAATTCGTGCAGGACAGGACAACACTCAGCGTATTATTGACGCGTTGAACAACCATTGGTATGCCGATATTGACCGCAAGTATCAAGATGCTCGCCTTGAATTATCGCAGCAGAACCAAACGGCAGCTCTTATCGCAGCCTTGAAAACAACCACAACTGCAACCACTTGAAAGAGTAAAGCTACATACGTAGCTAAACCCGAAGAGTTCGCAAAGAAAGCTGTGAAGAGAAAATGTAAAAAATAAGTATTACCAACCTATAAGTTATCTTGTAGGTTGGTTTTAACAAAAGTGTTCTTTGACATATTGGACTACCGAATAAACTTTTATGTTGATTGTTTGCAGTTTATTGCTTAATTTTGCAACAAAATCGTACAACAATATGAAAGCAAATGCACTATCTGTTGCTAACTATTTTATAGATTTAGCACAAAAATACAACAAGCCTATACACCTGTTGGGACTTGTTAAACGTGTGTATATTGCACATGGATTAGCCTTGGCATATAGGCAAAAGGGATTGCTTGACCCACGTTTCGATAAAGTAGAAGCATGGAAATATGGCCCTGTTATTCCATCTGTTTATCATTCTTTTAAGCAAAATAAAAGTAATGCTATAACTGAAAAAGTTTCAAACCTTATTTGGAATGATAATGGTGAAGTTGAATGGGTAACACCACAGTTAACAGATAAAGAAGATAAAGAAATCGTTGAAGCCGTATGGAAACGATATATCAACTACACTGATAGTGAACTCGTGACGCTATTACACAGAAAAGGAACACCTTGGTATATTTGTTATGTTGAGGGAGTAAATGTTCCAATTCCTGATGAAGTAACTGCATCGTATTACGAGTTGTTAATGCAAAAGATACACGAACGATATGAGCAGAAATTATCTTAGCGAGTTTTCAAGGGAAGAAATAAAAATAGGTGAAGAAGACGAAGAAATTATATCTCTTAACGAAAGAACTCCAACAGAAGAAACAATTTCATATCAGCGTACATTACTAAAGAGGGCGAACGAAGAAATAGAAGGTCTTAAGCAAGACAGAGAACAACGCAAATCCTTTTCTAAGTGGATTTTTATTTTCACTTGCATATATATGGCATCTTCTCTTTCTGTTGTCTGCTTGTGTGGTTTATCTATCATGCAATTATCTGACAAGATACTTTTCACACTATTAAGTTCGACACTTGCAGAAGTAATAGGAATGTTCACATTTGTAGCCAAATATCTTTTTCATCACAAATAAACAATTCGGTAGTCTAATAGTCGGACTACCGAATTTTCTTTAAAGATTATGTTATTCAAAGATTTAAAGGCTGGTTATCCAGTTTACTTTCTTGATAAGAACGAAACAAAGTACTATCAAGGAAAAGTTATCAGTGTTGCAGTTCCACGTTACGACAACTCGCAATTAGGCTTATCGCAACAAACCACAAGTCTTGTTGTAGACATTACCATTGAAGCGAATGGCGCAACACGAACGTACACAATCCCAGAAACGTCAACTTTGACCTATGCAGCTAATATTGTACTATCAACAGATAAAGACGGAATAGTGCGCGAGGTTGAAGCAATGAAAAGCGCAAGCGAGGAAGCACTTGCAAAGGTTGAGCAACATAAGGCAACACTCACAAAATGTAGTGAGTTGTTGGAAAAACTTAATCCAGCATTCGCAGAAAAACGGGCGCAAGACAAACGTATTGAAAGTATAGAGAGTGAAGTGAGAAGTCTTGGTAATATTGTCAAAGATTTTATAAACGAATTTAGAAAATGAGAATATATATGATAGTAGGCCATGAGTTCGCAAAAGGTCATGAACAACATTTTGATAAAGATAGCGCAGAAAATGCAGTTAAGCGTATCTATTACACAGACAAGAGCGGAAAAGAACATCATGGTTCACATTGGACATTAGAAGAAGTAATTGCAGCAACAGAAGCATTAACGTTTCCGAAAGGTGTAACGAAATGGGATATATATGTAGCGTGCAATGTTGCTTATGCCGACCTTTGCAAGGTTTTACCGCCCGAATTAATCATCGAAACTGCACATGCCTTTTTCTTTGAAGATGAAGATGCACCGATAGATAAAATATGGAGGTATATGCAGACGTTTTGAAAAGTGTCACCACAATACAAATTTGTGGTGACACTTTTACTGTAATTAATTTAATCTTATTGATATATATATGTTAACAATAAACACGTAAACTATTGATTTTCAATTATATATATATAATTCAATATATATTTAATTTCAATATTCAAGTCCCTCCTGGTCCAC